ACTGGATGTGGAAGGTGTGCTGAAACGCCCGCTGATTAGACATTGAGACCCCTTGCGAACGCCAATGTTTGCAAGGGGTCTCGTCGTATCTCGGGATAAGATTTCCGGCGTCTAGGAATGTCGTTCTCCAACATTCTCCAACAAATCTTCGGATTGGGCTGCGGGACGGTTTCGGCGTGGCGGAATCGACGGTGATTCGCTCGAAAAATCAAAATCGGTTTTTGTATAAATATTCATGTAAGCCTTTTAGTATCTATTTATGTATGTTCACATGTCGGTGTGAGCAATAATCAGCGTTGACTATGACTCACTATTCCCATTATGGTGTGACTATCTGTTATCATGTGAGTGTGAATAAAAAACCCTATGGAGGTGAAGACTCCACAGGGTTGAAAAACGAAACCCTAGCAAGAGTTCCACTCCCAAGTTTAGTCGAGGGCGTGGAGGAAAGATGACGGAACAGATGGGCTACCGCAATGTAGATCGCGTATATGCTCTTGCAAGCCAAGGCAAATTCTCCAAGACTGATGAAAACGGCAAGCAGACGCTAGACCTACTGGCTTTGTCGATGATGACCTACATGGCCTCGAAGGTAATCGACAAAGAGGATGTGAACGCCGTCGTATATCAAGACCGTGCCTACTGGTGTTATTGGGAGGGTTGGGACAAGATGATAGAGGGTATGGGCATGGTCATCGCCTCCAAGGAACATGATTTAGACACTGCCGCAGAAACAACAATGGCCCGCACACGGACAGCGCGAAACCGACTGAGCCGTGGTGCAAAGTTTTTACAAGAGCAGGGCTGTATAAAGCAGCTAAAGGCTCCGATTCCTCTAGCGGGGAAGAATGCCATCTGGCTTCTGTTGCTTGGTAATGAGAGGGAGAACCGCGAAGCTGAGCGAATCGCCCGATTGTATTTCAATCTTCCGCCCATGAAAGCGTAAATACGCGAAAACCGCCCCTCCGTCCAGCGTTACTGCTGGGGGAGGGGCGGTGGTATTTATTCGCTGCGACTACTTGCCGGCCATGCGTACCGGGTTGTATGCGACTCCGAATCCTGCGGCGATGATGCCTGCGGCGGTACTGATGAAACCGCCGATTCCGGGGGGGCCGAAGCTCATGAACCCGAGTCCGATGACCGAGGCGACGAGCGTGACCACGTAGATGACGGTGCGCACCGTGTCATTGAATACGGGAGTGTACGGCGTGGCCGTATGGTCGGGAATATTGGGCGTGCCGGTTTCCGTGATTTCTTCGAGTTGGGTGTCCGGCGTGTTGTCGGTCATGTTTTGCTCCGATCAAAAAAATAGTGGTGATGCCGCCATCGGGAGTAATGGCGGCATCGGTTGGTTTTAGCGGCAGGTCACCACGTCGCCCACATAGTAGACGTTGATGTTGCCGGAGGGTACGGTGCATTGGCTGACGTTGTAGCCGTGGGAGGTGGCGAACTCCCATACGGTGTCGCCCCATTGAAGAACCTTGGAGACTCCATGGGACGGCGCGGTTGTGGAGCCGCCGCCGTAGGTTACAACGTCGCCCACGTAGTAGCGGTTGATGTCACCGCTTGGCGTGTGCCACGCGGACAGGGGCCAAGCATCATAGGCGACGGCGAGTCCCCAGATGGTTTCTCCCCACTGCATGACGTGGCTGATGCCACCCGTGTTGGTGTCGGCCGGGGGAGTGTTCGGCTGTGCGGGCGCGGCCGGTGTGGCCGGGGGCGTGGAGCCGCCGGCGGGGTTGGCGTACAGGTCCCACTGCCATGCGTCGCCACGGAACAGGTTGAGGTCGATGGGACTCCACGTGTTGACGACACCGGTGCCGCTGTATTGGCGCATGGCCTCGCCGTATGCGCCTATCATCCACGGATTGGCCTGATAGCCGGTCGGGCTCATGTTCGCGTATTGGGCGATCCACAAACCGTATCGGTCGCGGATGTCCTGCGGGATGGTGCCGGCGACCGGGCCGGTGTATAGCAATGGGCGCACACCACCCGACAACCGTTCGCATTCCGCCATGAAGCGGCGTACCCAGTCCCAATCGCCCCATGCGGGGTTGTCGTCCATCTCCCAGTCGAGCGCCACGATGCCGTGACGCCAATAGTTCGACGTGTTGCGATAGAAGAATTGGGCTTCGGCTTCCGGGTTGCCGCCCATGGCGTAATGGTAGAGGCCGAATTTCTTGCCGGATGCCTGCGCTTGGGCGATCATGCGGTTGGCGTCGGTGTTGACGCCGGACACGAGGCAGTTGTTGTTGACTTGCCCGGTGCCCCATGTGGTGCCGACCACGATGAAATCGGCCTGCATGTTGTACACGTCTACGCCGCACTGCCAGTTGCTCATGTCCACGCCTTGCATGTCCGCGTGCGCGGTCGCCGGAAGCAGCATCATGCAGATGGCGGCGGACAACGCCATACCCTTGGCGAGCAGACGCTTCCACAACGGCTTGTCCTTGTTATTGACCAATGTTTCCCCCTTTCTCGGGATGGATTGTTGTTTGTGGCCCACGGTCGTGGGTCAGGATTGTCACGGCCCACTCGGGGCCGTCAATGGAAAAGCCCCACACGGTATGGTGTGGGGCTAGAATCAGTCGATCTTGTACAGGCGGGGAGTGAACGTCTTATCGACCTCGCCCGTGGTGTTGACGAAAATGTTGCATTCGAGGGTGCCGGCCTTCAAGGGTTTCGGCCCATAGTTAGTGGGGCCGAACGCATCTTGGCGGCCGCTTCCGTCATCGGGCGTGACGGAGGCTTGCATGCCGAGCAGCCATGAGTTACCGTCGAACGGCCATTCCGTGGCGTCCATCGTGTACGTTCCCGCATCCACATGCACCACACTGGTCAAGTTATTCCACGAGCCGGCCTCTGTCGTGGTGGAGCCTTTGAAACGGTACGTGCCCGGTGTCGTTTCCGTGACCGTGATCCCCGGGTTGGCACCCACTGTCGTAGGCAGGCCTGTGACACGCGGATACAGGTTCGCTAGTTCACTGCCCCCCCCCCTAAGGCTCGTGTTGTCGGGTCGCATCCACTCGTGCGCGGTAGTGCCGGATTCGAGTTGGGCTCGGATGTCGCCGTCCTTCGCGGTGGGCGTGGTCTCAGTACTCAGGATTTCGAAGCGCAGGCTGACGGTGCCGGCAGGGATTGCAACGGCATTGCCGTTCGAGGTGGCCTGACCTTCTAGCTGGTGTCCACCAGCGTCGAGGAATTTGACGCTGGTGGTCAACCCGGCGATACCAGTGCCGCTGAGTTTCACGGTGCCCTGTACCGGGCATGGGAACGTCCACGACAGGCCACGCCATTGACCGGTGGCGGTGCCGGTGACATGCAGTGACCCGTCAGTGTTGACGGTGGCGGTCAACCCGTTGCCCTCGGCGGGACCGTAGGACAGCAGGTTACGGGATAATACGGTAATCGGCACGGTTTTCGTGATCTTGCCTGCGGTCAGTTTCAGACTCGTGGCACCCCTGCTCTTACCTGTGATTGATATTGCGCCCATATTGGCCTCCTTTTATTACATCCTTAATGGTTACTGCTTGATGGTTGCGATGGTCTTGTCCGTGATATCTGCCGTGTACTCCTGCGGCGCGTAATCCGGCAGGATGTTGACGTTCAGGCTGGCGGTTTCGCCCACCCTCAATGTCAACGATTCCGGCGACACGGTGATGCCGGTCGGTTTCGCGTCGCCAACCACGGCGATATCCGGCCTGGCGGCGCTGGCCGCGAACTCCTGCGATGCCGCATCGGGCAGGATCGTCACCTTGAGGTTCTTGCTCTCGCCCACACGCAGGGTGATGTTGTCGATGGGTTTGCCGGAATCGTCCGTGACCTTGATGGACTCGGGCGCGTAGGCCGCGCTGATGGACACGGCGGCGCTGGTGAAACCGTTGACAGTGGCCGTGACGAGAATCGTGCCGCCATGCCTCCACGTGAGCGTGTTGCCCGAAACCGTGGCGGTGGAAGTGTCCCGGCTTGTGAACGTCACGTTCTTGGTGGTCAGCAGGTCGCCAACATGACCGTCCGCATACGTGGCCTTCGCCCCCAGTTTCAAAGTGCCGGACATGGCCAGCGACTTGGGCAGCGGCTTGCCCTTATCATCCGTGATCTCGATGGAGACCACCGTGTCCTTGTCCAGCGGCCATACGAGTTTGCCGTTGAATAGGGCGTTGTACGTGTGGCCGTTCAATAATGGTTTGCCGACACGTTTGCCGGCGTAAAAGGCTGGCATGATCAGGCCCCCTTCACAGTGGCCTTGGCTGCGGGCTCCTCCGACACGGTTCCGGCTGGCGTCTCCCCGGCGGAGTCCTTGCCGGTTCCCCCCGTGGTGCCTTCGGTGGTGCCGGTGGAGGGCAGTTCGGAAGCCGCAGCATCCGCCTTGTCCTTGACCGCCTGCACCGTCGAATCGATGGTGGCGATAGCCGATTCGCCCTTCGCCGCAACCGCGTTGGCGGTATCGGCCACGGTCTGCGAATCATTGGCGACGGAAGCCGCCGCCATACTGGCATTCGACGCGAGGACATCCAGATCGGACTGGGTGGCGGTCGCGGAATCCGCGGAGGACTGGGCGCTCAGCATGGCGTTCTTCGCCAAAGCGGCGTTCGTCTGCGCTTCGGCCGTGATGGACTCCAGCGTGCTCAAGGCCGCAGCGGCCTTCGCGGTCGTGGCGGTTTCGTCGAAGAACACCAGCTCGTCCGGGTATTGTGCGGAAAGTGTCTCCGCCTCCGACTGGGTGGAAGCGTGGCGAACCTTCAACAGTTGGGAGCCGGCCATATCCTTCGGGACGAACGTGCCGGCGTCCACTTCCACGAGGTCCGCGTATGCGACCACGTGGGTGGAGTTCGGCACCTCGACGTAGCGCGTGTACGCCTGCGGCGTGTCCGCCAACTCGATGACCTGCCAAACAAACGCGCTAGTCGTGGGCAGCAGGTCAACCGTCAGCTCACCCGTTTCGGACAGGTCCGCGTCGAACGAGGCCGCGATAATAAGATTCTTCGCCGCGTCGAAATGACGACGCACCGGGCGGAACCGCAGCGTACCGGTCACAGGGTCCAAGCCGCCCGTCTTCGGCTTCCTAATGGAAATATGGATTTGGGTCATTACTGTTCCTCCTTATTGGATTCGATTGTTTCGGGGGCCACGTCCGGGCGAAGCTCGTCCGGCAGCGATGGCTTGGGATGACGTTTCAAAAACTCGGGTTCCGTCACTTCGCAGAACGATTGCAGCCAATGGAACAGGCCACGCACATAGGCCACGATCTTGAAATACTTGCGTTGCACCTCCTCCAAATGCTGGATTTGGGTCTCCTGAAAAGCGACCTGCTCACGCAACGGGTCGATGATGCTTTCCGTGAGAATCTTCACGGCCTTGTCGGCCGCGTCGGCGGTGATGCCGTCGATATCGGCCTCGGTTTTCCTGCTGTTCGACCACGCGCCGACCAGTCCGCCGATGCCGCCACCGCCGAGGAGCGCGAGAATCAACGCGCTCCAAAACTCGGCGCTTGAAAACAGGTCATGAAAAGGGGACATTCAGTGTCCTTTCGAATATGGGAAAGCCCCACACGATATGGTGTGAGGCTAAGTCAACTGACTATCGTCAGGCGTTACGTATTATGCTTACAACAAACGGCAAGGCGGGACACGTCCACTTCACGCCATACGCAACCGCGCATAACGCGAAACACCTTCAACCCCTAACGATGCGTCACGCCAACGCAGACTATTACCAGACGAATCATTGCCGACAATGGAAACCGTGCCCCAATGAAACGTCGTGAGCTTCACCGTGTACGAGCCGTAAGGCAACCGCACAGAACCGGAAGCAACCCACCTCAACGTGCCGCCGTTCTTCTGCGGCGACGTGGAACACCAATACGCTTTACGCTCACCGTTCGCGTCCAAGAAGTCGAACGCCATACTGTATTCGCCGGTACCGCTGATCGCGGCCGCAACCTCGCACAGGATAAGCCCCCCGCAAGTAACAGTCGCAGTCTTCTCAAGATAACCACTCTCAGGCTCAGTCCCAGGGGTACCACTCCACGTGCTCGACCACTCAAACAAGGGGGAGCATCCGCACCCCGGACGCGCAAGGATGCCGGTGACGATGGCGACTTTCGCGTAGGTTTCCACCACGCACCTGTCACCGGCTCGGGCTCCCACACAATCCGTGGTCATCTGCAATCCCATGAGCGTGCCGCCGCTCATATCCACGTCAGCGGTCCAATACCCTCCTGTGTCGTACACCGTGTTGATGGTGCCGATGCGCGTGATGGTGGCTTCCGCCCCCACTTGGGAGGGCATGATTTCGGCCAGACGATTGCCGGCCCTTATCAGGTTCGACTGCATTTATGCCTTCACTGTTGTTGGTTCGCTTGGACGCTGGAAGGTACGGGCCTCGCATTCGATGGGAATACCGGCCTCCAAAGTGATATTCTGCGCGCGTATCGCAAACCTGCCGGAAACCGAGCCGGTCGGATACTCCAAGTCCACCACGTCGGTCAGATTCAAAGGAGCGTACACGTGCGTGAACGTGACCCTGTGAATCACGGATTGTTCGGTGCGTAGCAGTTCCAACGCCTTGTCCGAGGCGAGTTTCCTGCCTTGCTCGTCGGTAGTCACCTCGTCGGGGATGCTGGAATACTCGTAGGCGTGAGCCACCCTGCGGCCACGGCTGACAGTGCTGAACTCCGAAGCCGGGTCATCGTCAATCGCGGTCGAAACGTATTCCTTGTCCGTGTTGTAGTAGGTGACCTTCACCACGTTCGCCACCTCACGCAGGTCGCGTTCGTCGGTCATGGTGGTGAGGAACGTGGCGTTCGCACCCTCCTGAAACGTCCATTTCGGCTGGCGTTTGCCCGGCTCCACATACTTCTCCAATATGACGCGCCCGTACTCGTCGGTTCTCGCACTGGAGTATCCGGCCAAATCCAAGAGATCGTTCACCGCGTCAAGCTTGGTGCTGCCCTTGTCCTTGTCCTTATCGGACCTCAAACCGAACGTCCAATTATCCTTCAGCGTGTAATTGCCGGGATTGTAGGCCGCGACCTGAAGCCCGCATCCCTTGAGGATGTCGGCGGCGGCGGTCACGGCCTTCTTGCCCTTGCCTATCGTTATCGGCGACTCGAACATGTCGTCATCGACTTCTTGCAGCAGCCCGTACAAATCCAGTTGGCTGGAAGATTCCTTGCCGTTCACGCTGCGCTTGGGGATGTTGGGAAGGAACGTGCCCAACGGCACACTTGCCGTGGAACCGTCATGCCACGTGCAGTCGGCCCATATCCGTAGCCGGTCGGTGCCCAGGTCGGTCGCCCCCTCCACGGTCAGGGAACCGGATTCGCAGATATTGGTGTCCTGGTTGCGTTCGATGCTGCCCCCGGATATCACCCAATCCAACCGTCCGGTCTCCAAACCCGTGTTCCTGTTGACTCGCATCACACGGTAGGCGACCTTGAAAGGCTTGCTCCAATCACTCATAGGACGGGCTCCTCCCATGTCAATTGGGTCAGGTCGGCGGAATAGCTGATGTTCTTCTTGTCCGCGATGTCAACGCTCACGGACTGTTCCGCCTTCACGTAGACACGCAGGCCGGAAGGCTCCCGATACCATGCGTAAGGGTATCCGTCAGCCAACGAGAGTATCCGCAGCCACAACGCTTGGTCCCACTCCCATACGCCGGTGACGCTCACCGTGGAATCCAACTGGTCCAATTCGTAGCTGGAAGGCAGAGCATTCGCCCCGTCGCCCCGCGCGAAATGAAACTCGCTGGTCGAATGGGAACGCTTATGAGACACCGTGTTGTTATAGCCGAGCAATAACGTCTGACCCGCATCCGTGCCGAAGTTCAACACTCCGAACCCGGATTCGATGCGCGCGTCCACCATGCGTGCGATGGTCGTGCCCATAGCCGAATACGCGACCACCCTGTAATGGAAGTCGGTGTTCAACGGGGGAATGGGGTCCACGGCCAACTGCTGGTCCAACAGGTTCGAGGCGATAAGCACCTCCGAACCGTCAGGCATGACACGGATGACGGATGCGCTGACCGTCTCCGACTGGCCTTCCTCCGGCACGCCGAACGACACGATGACCAACGCCGCGTAATCATTGTTCGACTCTATCGCGGCCATCGGCTCGGCCGGGTCCGGCCAGTCCACGTCCCTCACGACGCTCGTGCTGGATTCCAAGCCGGAACCGCCGCGCACCACGAGCGTGATGGTCAACGTCGAATTGTTGTTCGGCAGATACTGGCTTGCGCCGATGCTCAGGCTTCGCGTGGAACCGTCCATCGTCTTCCGGTATTTCTCCACGCCGTCCGACTGGATGATGAGCGTCTGCGAGCTGACGCCCGTATCGTCCGCCACGGTCCACGCCACGGTGAACGGTGTCGCCGTAATGGTGCCGGAAGGCTTGTTGATGCTGATGTTCGGATATTTCGCGACCGTGAAGGTCACGTAGTTCGACCATGCGCCCCAGTCGGCGTGGATGCCCTTGGTGCGCACGCGAATCCTATACGAGCCGCAGCTTTTGGGCGTGCGCTGATAACTGGTGTTCGTGGTCTGCTCTTCGATGACCGTAACGTCCGAGGGGTCGGTGACCTCCACCTGCGCGGCGGATTGGGCGGAACCGTCAGGATGATTCGGTTTCCAAGCGACCGTCATCGGCTGATTGACAACATACGCGCCGTTCTGCGTCGGGTTCAGAATCGTCGGCGCGGAAGGGGCCACGGCCGTCTGGATAGTGTTGCTGTACGTCCAGTCGGAGAAGAGCGTGGTCTTGGAGTTGTCATCGCCGTAGACAGGTCTTCCCACTAACGCCGCGTACTGGACTTGGCCCGCAGGAGCTGCGGTGTCGGTCCACGTGACGTTCTGGATTCCGTTTATGTCGGGAAGCCAGCCTTCGGCCGTCGCACCGGGGGTGCCTCCGGTTATGTCGGCCCATTCGCCGCCGTTCACCCTGCGCCGCAGTCTGATGCCATGCACATACGATTTCGACGCATCCACGGTCACGCGCACGGACTGTTCGGACAGTTTCACCGCGTTCACCGCCACGGGGGCGGCCGGCGTCGTGTAGATGTAGCCCGAGTACACATGGTCGGACACTCCGCCAGGGTTCTGGGCCGCGACACGGAACTGGTATCGGGCGTTCGCCTTCAACCCCGTGTACGAATAGTTCAAGGCGTCCCAGTTCAACGCCTTGACCAGACCCCACGCGCCTTGTGTGCCGCCGTTCAAGCCGACGCACTGGTCTGCGTAGATCTGCTTCCAATATTTTCGCGCCGCATTATCATAGTTCGACTGCCATGCGGCCTTCACGCTTGAATCATTGACCCGCGTCCATGATACGTTCTTCGGCGGGTTCGGTTTCGCATACGTGATGCCGGGAACCGTGAGGTTCACATGCGCTTCCGACCGTCCCGGCAAACCATATGGGATGTTCAGGAACGCGCGGCAGGAGAACGTCTGCGCGGACTCCTGCTTCGTGACGGTCACTTGCTGGGTGTGTAAATCCACGTCGCCGTTGAAGGACCGGTAGCCGAAGTTCACCGTGTTCGTGCTCGTGCTCACGCCATTGACCCAAGCGCCACCGGACACGGCATCGGACGCCACCCAGCGCGACGGGTCGGTGCGACGGTAGATGATGTGCACGCCTATGACGGCCTGTGTCGCGTTCTGCGAGACGATATCGGCTTGTACGCAGCAACGCCAGCCGCCGCCGATGATATTGCCGGCACCTTCAACCATGACAAACCTTTCTTGACGATGTTAGGAAACAGGAGGAAACCGTTGCAAGCTGAAACAAACTGGCTTGCAACGGTTCTCTGACGGTCAGCGCGGACGCATGTTGCGTTTCCGGGTGGCGGAAGCGACAAGGGTTTCCACCGCGTCGGCTATCCTCCGGTCGGAGGACTCCACGCCGTTGATAGTCACCGTGTTGTTCGTCGTGTTCCCCGTATTCGCGGGAAGTTCGACCTTTATCACCGGGTTGACTTCGACATTCCACGAGCCGTTCGCCGTGGATACGCGGCCACTGGTCGCATACGCCTGAGACTTCCTGCGAGCGTTCAACGCGAACGCGGACGGTTGCATGGCTTTCTCCACACTGCCGACCGCGTTCAACGTGTTCAGGAAACTCCTGCCATACACGGCGTCAATCTTCTTGACAGCTGCGGCACGAAGCACCATCTCACCATTGGACAGCATCGCCGGAATCGAATCGGAAGTGGAAGTACCGGGACCATAGATACGACCACCGGTAGCGGCGGAGACCTTGCCATCACTGCTGTGACGAGTGACAATATCCACATAATTGGTGGCAAGAACAGTGCCGGACTGCCGACGCCAATACTGGAACGTTGTTTTCACCGGATCATCGTCGCCCTGCACACGACCCCATGCTGTGGCGAGAGTCATGTTGTTGTACCATGCGGTGTCACGGAACGCCTTGCGTGCACCCTCGTTCTCACCTTGAACGCGACCCCAAGGCCGTGAAATGGTCACACCGTCATACGCTGCCGTGTCCTTGAACGCTTGACGAGCCTGCTCATTCTCTCCAAGAACACGACCCCACGGGCGGGCGATGGTCAACCCGTCATAGAACCTGACCTCTTGGAACTTCTCGTTGGCGTCCGTATTGTCGCCATCCACATACGCTTTCGCGCGTGCGATAGGCTGGCCGTCAAGAGACTGATAAGTAGCGAGTTTCACCTGAGCGTCATCATCGTTGGCGTCGATGTTGAAGCTGACGCCCTTGGCGGCGGGAACCTTATTCTTCTCCACGTCCTTTATCTTGCCGGAAGCGTGGTCGATACAGTCGAGAATCCACTGTATCTGCTCGTCGGTCAGGTTCAGATAGCCGAGCTCGTCCCTGACCTTCTGCATGCGCTCCTCAGCGTTGCCCTCACCTGAGAACAGCCACTTGTAGGCTTTCTTGGACATGCCGAGAGCAAGAAGATTCTCCTTGACCTCGCCTGTCTCCCAGCGAGCATTGCCCTTCGCGTTCAACAGCAATGTGAGGTCCCTCTCGGACAAGTCGCCTTTCATCAGCTGCTCAACAAGACTGAGAACACCGTCCAACGTGGTGACCACTCCAGCTTCACGTAGCCGGATAACGATCTCTTTCTCACCATCGGTCAGACCGGATATGCCCTGCACGAGCTTATCCACCGCATCTTGGGCGATTTCCGAATGAGCGGTGATCGTGGTACCCACATCAGAGGGAATCAGACCAAGCGAATCAGCGTACCTTTCAGCAGCTTCCTCACTCATGCCAGCGGCCTGAGCCTGCTGCACGATGGCCTCACGCGCCTCATAAATGGAGTTTGCGGCCTTCTGCGTGTACTCCTCCACCTGACCGTTCTTCTCACCATAGGAGAGAAGCTGATGGGCGGACAGCAACGCGGTAGCGGCCACATCCTTCATCGCCTTGTCGGTGCGCACATAGGCGGCGTTGTTGGCGTCAGCCAGTTCGCCGTTTTCCTTGAACGCCTGACCGTTCGCCTTGACCGTCGTGGCGAGCGAGCTGAGCTTGTCGGACAGCGCGGAGGAGGAATCGGAGATCTGTTCGAGGGAACGCAGATATTTCATCTGCTCCTTGACGGATTTCTCCAAGCCTTCCTTGTGCTGCTTCTTCAACGCCTGCAACAGCGTGTCGGCGGCGATGGCGGCATCGGTCTGCTTCTCGACCATCATGCCGTACTGGTCGCTGGCCTTGTATGTCTCCTTGCTTTGCGCCTCCAACTGTTTGACGAGCTTCTTGTAGCCGGCCTCGTTGCCGCTGACCGCATCGGTCAGCGTACTGGTATTGATGCCCAGACGTTTGGCCGCGTCGGCTGCGGACGTGTAGCCGCCGCTGACCTTGACGAGCCATTCAGTGACCGCGCCGCCACCGTCCTTGCCGAACAGGAGCGACGGGTCATCCCACTGTTTCGTGGTCTCCGACTTGAAATCGTTGAACGCGTCCGCCGCCTCCTTGGCGTTGGACTTGATGCCCTTCATGCCGTCGATGACCTTGTCCATCGCCTGCTTGGATGCTTCCGCCTTCGTCGTGTAGTCGGATATCGCATTGCCGATGACGGCGATGCCCGCGCTGATTCCCAGACCGGCAACCGTCGTCCAGCCGCCGAACGCATCCCACAGGTTCTTCACGCCGGTCTTCAACGAACCGAACCTGCCGGACTGCTGTTCGGCCTGCTCCCCGGCCGAACGGATGGAGGCGATGGCCTGACCGTTCGCACCGACCAAGCCGCCCATGTCCTTGGAAGTCTCCTTGGCAGCGTTCCCCGGAAGGAGCAGCTTCTTCGAGTTAGCTTCCGCCGCCATGCCGAGGGAATTGACCTCGCTGATGGCACCGGACAGAATACCCGCATAATTGCCGGAACGCAACTGGTTCATCGCCTTAATCAGGGTGCCCATTTTCACGGACGCCTGTTCGGCGCTCAAACCCAGTTCGCTGAGCATCTTCTGGTATCGCATCGTGGACTGGATGTTCTGCAACATGCCGGTCTTCAACGACTCGAACGCCGTCTTGCCCGCACGACCGAACGTGGCCCACAATGTGATGATGCTTTTCACCGGCCCCGGCAACGAGTCGAACGCTTGGGCCACGCCGGTGGCACCCTTGGCGATGGTGCTGATAAGCGGGCTCACGGTACGCAAAGCGGACGCGAACGTGCCGCCGAACGTGCGCGACAACTGGCCCACCATGCTCGCCAAATCGGAGAACATGGGGCCTGCGTCACCCACCGCGTCAAACACCTGGCTGAACCCGTCGCGGACACCGGAACTGAAATCGCGGATTCCACCACCGGACTGCTGCAACACGCGACTCAACCCAGTGATGCCCTCGCCTACGATCTGGCCCGCGTCACCGAACACCGCGCGAGTGGTGTCCTTCAACGAGTACGCGGCGTCGCCAATATCCTTGAAAGCGTTGCGCATCTTGTCCTGCGCGTCCTGCGCACCAGCGCTCCAAGCCTCCAAAGTCTCTTGGAACTTGATGGTGTGAACGGCCTTGTTGGCTTTCTCCAAAGCCTCGGAAAAACCTTGGATACCGTTCTCGGTCTTCGCCAGAGTACCCAACGTGCCCTCAAACACGCCTATCAGGTCGAACACGGACGATTTCAGATAGCCGCCCTGTTCGATGGCCTTTTCCATCGCCTTAGAGACTTGACCGGTACGTTCGGCGGTATCCACCCAGTTCGCCCACTTCTCGGCCACGTCGGAAATGTAGGAGGCCATGCGGGGCAGATACTGGCTGGACTGGTCGCCCAAGCCGAGGAACGCGCGGGCCAGTGACTGCAAGCCCGGGTTCAGTTCGGACACCGCGAGACGAGTGTTCTCGAAGATACGCGGTAGTTGGTCGGCCTCGTTCGACTGGCGCACCACGTCGATAAGCCCGTTGAGCACCTTGCCTTCCTCGACGGCGATACCGTTCAAACCCTTGGACAGTGAGGGGGCCACGTCGTTGGCGAGACGGTACAGGTTATCCCCATACTCGTTCCAAGCGTTGTCGCCCAACTCCTTGTTCAGGTTCGCCAGCGAGGTCTTGGTGACATCGAACTTTTCCTTCAAATCACCGAACACCCGGTAGCCCACGTAGCCTGCGGACGCCAGACCAGCCAACGCGGCGGGAGCGGCCAACGCGGCCTTGCTCATGGACACGAGGCTGACGCCGACACCACCCGCAGTGCGTCCCAGGTTCAGGAGTCCGGCACCCAACGCGGTGACGCCGGCACCGAGAATCGACCACTTGGGAACCACCTTGTCGAGCTTGTCGAACAGGTTCACAAGACTGTCGAACTGGTTCTGCACGCCCTTCAAACCGGTCGCACCACTGGTCATGCCGGAGAAAATCTTGCCAAGGTCAGTGCCCTTGAAATTAGCGAAGATGTCGATGGTGCGGGGGCGGGTGAAGTAGGCGAGATGGGCTCGGGCCAACGCGGTCTCCAAGTCCAAATCCATCTTCAGCTCGTCGTTCTTGTCCTCGAATTTCTTCAGCTTCTCCTCGGCGCGATGCATTTGCAGGTCGAGGTCGGCTTCAAGCTCCCAACGACGTTCGGGATTGGCTTTGATCTTGGCGGCGGTCTCACGCATCGACGCGATGATTCGTTCCTGATCGACCTGCCAGTCCACGGGAATGTCGAGGCGCGTATGACGCAGCTTCTCCAACCGGGCTTCGAGCTTGTCGGCGTTGTCCTCCCACACCTTGACGCGGACGTTGACCTCATGCTCCCGGTCGAGTTTGGCGCGCAGCTTCTCCGCGTCATACATCAGTTCCGCGTATTTTTTGTCCCATTGGGTCTTATCCAATGTGGCTTTGGCGGTGATCGGCTTGCGGGATGCGAAGTCGCGCAGCTTCTTCAGCTGGTCGAAGGTATTGTTGAGCTCCTTGCCGAGGTTCTTGTCGATGCCCATGGGCTTGAACTTCTGGAACGCGGCGGAAAGCGCGTTGATCTGGGTCTCCTGCTCGTCGAACAGGCTGGTCAGTTCGCGGGCGGTCTTGCGCTGCTTGTCCATCGTGCGGCGCGAATCGTTCTGTGCCGCGTTGAGGCGTTTGACGCTGGTTCCCGTGTCTTCGAACACCTCGGCCAACGCCTTCTGGCCGGCCGTGAGCTTCGACAGCTGCTGGAGCTGCCTGCGGTTCAGCTTCTCGGACTTCTCCTCAAGGTCGAGAATCTTGTTCAGGCCGGAGAACAGCCGGTCGTTCTCACGGTTGAAGTCTTTGAGCCGCGCCTTGCGCATGAGCTCGGCGTCCGAATACTTGGAGATGGCGTCGGTCGCCTTCTCCCACTTCTTGGTGTTGGAGTCGATAAGACGCTGCTGGGCCGCTACCTTGTTGTCGAAATCGGCGGAGAAGAGCTTGTTCTGCGCCTTCTTGTTCTCCGCTATCTCCTTGCCTACCGCCTTCAGGTCGGCTTTCAGGCCCTTGAGCTGTTCGCGCAGCTCGGGGATGCGACTGTTCTTGTACCAGTTCGCGGTGTCGATGTTCCCGGCCTCGCGCAGCTCCTTCATCTTCTTGATGGACCAGTCAAGGGTCTTACTGACATCGGCTTGGCTGCGGGTCAACTGCTCCTGACGTTTGCGCCCGTTCTCGATGGCCTCCGCGTACATGTCGTAGGCGGCGTGCTCGTCCTTGATGAGCATGGTCTGCCTGCGGGATGCGGCCGTGGCCTCCTTGTCGTAGAGGGCGCGTGCCGAACGCATGCGGGAGAGACTGTCCTGAAGACTGTCGGCCACGGATTTCTGCGACTTCTTGACGAACGCCTCCGTCTGGCCGGCGGTCCGCTTGATCTGGTTGGAAAGCCGGTGAATCTTCTCATTGAACGACGTATCGTCCAAGTCGAACCTGCTTGTGACCGGCTTCTTCTCCCACTGCTTCCGCTGGGCCTGCATGGCCTTGTCGATGGCACGCAAGCCGGACGGGTCGCCGTCGATCTTCACCACGTTGGTGAGGGTCTTGCCGTCAAGGTCGCGCATCTGCTCCTTGGCGCGTGCGACACCCTTCGTGTTCACATCAACGGTGACCTCAGGGTGGCGAGAATGCAGTTCCGCGTTGAGAATCTTCCAGAAATTATCGGTGTCCGGGCGAATATCGACGCCGACCGCGCCAGCGGAATACAAGGCCATGAGAAAACCTCCGGGAGGATAAACGAAAACCCCTCGTGGAATGCGAGGGGTTTTCTGCTAGAAACTGTTGCCGCCGAACACGGCACCCAACATGCCCGTGATCTGGGCGAACGACTTGCCCGCCGTGGAGAACGATTTCGGCCCGACCGAATCGGGCTTGACCACGGTGCCGGGCGGATAGACGGGCTGCGGCTTCGACTTCTTGTCGCCCATCATGCGGGCGATCATCACGCGAATCATCTCAAGCTGGTTCGTCATGCTGAGCATCAGCATCTGCGACTGCCCGTAGGTGAGGTAGGAAAGACGCGGCATGCTTTTCGCGTCTTCCCGTGGGAGCGGATGGTGTTCGGCCATCCACGCGCGGTACAGGCTCCCGTCAACGCCCTCCAAACCGTCCAGCAGGTCGCACAGCCATGACGGCTCCATGCGGCCCATACTGGCGGGGAGGTTGATGTTGTAGAAGCGTTGGAAGTCGGCCGAGACCGCTACTCTGCATTCTCCAAGCGCGTCTTGGAGGCGCTTGATTTTCCCAGTGCCACCGAATAGAACGTGGTCAGGGACACCAGCAGCACGTACAGGTTCTCCAAGGTGCGGCCACGGGTGAACTCGTCCCACTGCTTCTCGTCGGCCGCGATTTCGCGGTAGAACATGTCCGCGTACTGCACGATCTCGGCCATGAGGATGACGGCTTCGGACTCGTCGTACTTCGGCTTCTTCTTCGGCTTGTCGGCCTCATCGTCGCCGAATAAGCCCATGTCGCCCAGTTTCCCGTTGCGTTCGGAGATGCGCTGCCATGTCACCGAGAACTCGGCGGACTGGGCCACGTTCAGCTCCTGCGGCTTCGCCATGTCGGGCAGTCCCGCGAACAGCGGCTGCTCCTTGAGCTCGTCCCATGTCTCCGGCATCTTCGCGTTGTCGGTCGTGTTCTTAGTGTTCTCTGCCATCATCGGCTCCTATCCGTGGAAAAGAATGATTCTGAAAAGCCCTATCCGTGGAAAGAGGGGGTTCCTTGCCGCGCGGATAGGAGACGCGGCAAGGAAGAGACGGGTCAGACCGTGAAGTCGGACGGCGCGAAGTAGGCGACGGACGTGAACTTGCCGTTCTTGTCATGCGGAAGCGAGCTGGATGTCTTGATGTTCGCCTGAGCGGAGAACTCCACGAACGAATCCGTGGAAAGAGCAGGCAGACTGGAGAACGCGATGTCCGAGTTCGGCAGCAGCAGGCCGGCACGGCCGGTCGTGTTCGTGTCGGACCACAGGATGAACAGGGACTTGTTGATGGGGGTCTTCTCCAAGGAGAAGGCCACGCCGGCGCCGGTCATATCGACCGCGTTGTAGAAGGTCTTGAACGTGCCCTTGTCGCCCTGCACCGAATTGAACGTCACAGTGCCGGTGGTCTGGGCGTACTGGGTGCGGAACGCCGCCTTGAGCCAAGTGCTCAACGTGGTGGCGTCGCCGCCGTCCAACGCGAACTCGGGCAGGTTGTCGTTCGACATGTGGCCGAGGTTCGTCCACATGCCGTCGCCCACGCCCACGGTCGCCGCCTCGACGGTGAACTGCTTGAGCAGTGCGGAGGTAATGATGGTCTCGGCCTTCGCCATGAAGATCGTTCCTCGGACGGCGGTCAACACGCCGTCGTCGTGGATGCCGATTTCGTCAGCCATATCGTTTTCCTTTCAAATATGGAAAACCCCGCAGCCGTGTAGGCGTGCGGGGTCTGATTGTGTGATTGATGGTTTTTCAGATAAGGTCAGCCGCGTGGGGACGCGGCCTGTATGCGTTTCGTGGAAGTCCACGCGACGATGCTTTTGGAACTGGTCATGTCGCCGGAAGACCGGGACTCGAAACCGGGATTGTCCACTATCCGCCCGATCTTCCCATAGTCGGTGCCGGGCCGGTAGGGCCATGCGGATATGCAACGGTGCAGCCATCCGCAGATGCGGGCCACCCGTTCCGGGTCACGGCCCAACACCGTCAAAGACAGCGTGTACTGCCATATCCAAGCCTTCAGATTCCAGTCGGGCTGCTCAGGAGCACCGCAATGGTAGAGAATCACGTCATGGGACAACAGGAGCGAATCCGTGGCGGGCGTGACCTCCGGTTGGATGACCGGCCTGAAATCACGGTTCTTCCATTCGACGGCGTCCAGGTAGGCGCGTGTCATGGCGACCGCATCCAACTGTTCCCTTACGGAAAGGTCGAATATCGTGGGGTCAGACATATTTCGCCTCCGACATGATGAACAATCCCGGCATCCAGGCACTCGGACTTTTGATGCCGTACTTGTGTTCCAGCCACCGATTGAAGTAGCCGAACTCCAAGTGGGAGGCGATCTCGGAACCGTCACGGCCCTTGACGCTCATGATCACGGCGGTATGCGTGCCGTGAGCGTGAGTGCTGATGTCGATGCGGTTGGCGACGGACGAGTGCTTCGCCTTCATGTCGGCCAGCGCCTTGGCTTTCGCTTCGACCTTCTCCGCCACGGGACGGGTGGCTTCGGCTCCGAACAGTATCGCCATGTCACGGTTCAGCACCCTTGCGGGCTTCAAGTTCACGTACCCCATGTGCGGCTCCCCTCGGGCGGGACAGGCGGTTTCAACCCGTTGTCCTCGGTCGCATGGCCGATGCATCTCGCGGTGATGTTCCAATGGTGGGCGGCATCCGAGGCGTGACGCATCTCCATAGGCGGGCCGTCAACCTCATAACAGGCGTTATCGAGCCAGAACTGCGTGTTGATGTCCCCATGCCATTCCGGCGCGAGAACGATCGCCAACGCATCCTCGCGCAGGCCACCGGTCGTTTGCGGCGTGGTGTCCTGCGCCCAGTTCTTGGAAAACGTGCTGTTCTTATTGATTCGAGGCTCGAACGAGCAGTAACAGTAGGAGGCGTCCCCATCCGGCACGGTGCCGGAACCGTAGACGGTTTCGACCGGTTTCATCGGCTGCACCACGATCATGTCGCGGTGCAGAAGGTCATCCGTGATACGAGGCTCCAACTCGGTATCGTCGTACAGGTGCCCGCCGCCGAGTTCATCCAAATCAACACCGTCGTAAAGGTGTCCCAAGTCCAATGTTTCATCGGCCATAGGGCCTCACAATCCGTAGATTCGGCTCAACCCGACACCAATGGTGCCTACGGGGCCGTGTCCCTCCGCGTAACCGTCAAGCAACTGCTTTTCGCGTTTGCTCACATACAGGTTGGGACTGGCATCATAGGCGGGCGGATTAGGCTGGGGGTCATGCTCCTCATACGAATAGTTGCCGTTCGACTCGGATTTGAGCCGGTGCCATCGCATGACGCGAATCACCATCGAGCAGACCACGTAGGCGAACGTGTCCTCGCTCAGGTCGCCCGAATTGAGGCGGGGTTCCGCGTTGCCGGATTCGGTCAACGCTATTTCGGCGGCGATACGGCAACGTGATTTCACCCATTCGTTCGGATAGGCGTCGGCTAGCCCGGGCTGGTCAAGCAGACTGACCTGCATGTGTTTCATCCAGTCGATGCCGTCAACGCTTGCCATGACGGCTCCTACAGGACGTTGGCCTTGAACGTGCTGACGGCATCCTGCAATACGGGCAGCGCGGAGCCGTTGACCCAGATATCGTAGTTGGCCGGAGCCTGATGGGAGAGCAGGGCGGCGACAAGACCGTCGTTGACGCTCTTGCTGATCTCATACTCGGAGTTTTGGGCTTCGGCGGTCGGGCCGGAAGCGGTGAAGCCAAGGGTCGGGTCGTTGAACGAGGGAAGCATGACGAACGTGGCATCGGGGATGAGCGTGGTGGTGTCCACGTCCATCTTGAAGCCGCCGTCCAGTTCAAGGTTCTCGTATTCGAGGTCGAGCATACGCACGTCGTTCAGCTGAAGCTGGCTGGCGAGAACGCCCAGCACCTGGTCGCGGGTCAGTCGTGGCTTGGAATGAGCCAAGTCCATGCCGGACACTTCCTGACGGAACTGTTCGTTGACGCGCAATGCGTCGATGACCTTCGACGTGGTGAACGCGGCGTGCGGTGTACGGCCCTTGTTCTTGTGCATGACCTCAATCCAACCCTGAACGTCCGCGATCGGGTCGGAAGTAGCCTGGGACCAGAGAGTGGTCGGAGTCTGATTATGCTGCTTGGCCGGACGGCCGAACGAGTAGACAACGTTCGCGCCGTTCTCGTTGATGGTGATCTTGCCATCCATCATCGCGGAGATGGACTCAAGTTCAAGGGTCACGGCGGCGGTCTGGCCCAGATGCGTGGTCTTGGCTTCGGCCTTGTCGTGGATGAACTGCTTGTCGTTCGCGTGCTTGGCCATATCACGTTCGGTGATGTGGTCCATGCCGGACAGGGGCAGAAGGCCCGTATGCTGTTCGGCGGACTGTTCGACCGTCGAAGTGTGGCCGATCTCGGCGTCCAGCGCACGACGCTGCATGGCGTTCGTGGAGAGCGTCGGCAGATTCGGCGTCCAAGAGACGGTCCATTCGCCGTCATTGGACTGGATGGGGAACATGGTGGAGAACGGGAGAATGCCGTTCACGTAATCGAAGCCCGCCTGCGCAACCTCGGTGGCTTCGCTCGGCGGGAAGATTTCCTTGTCCAATGCCATTGGATATTTCCTTTCAGATATGAGAAAACCCGCCACGAGGGGCGGGTTTCAAAGAATCGGTTTAGACGGGGTGTCAGGCGATGGTGATGGTGTTCGACTTGTTGTCGGTGCCGACCCAAGTGCCACCGGTGATGGCACCAGAGGTGTTCTTGGTCAAGGTGATGGACTTCACGCCCACACCAGCGGAACCGGCAACGCCAGCCGAACCGGACAATGCGGTGACAGCATCATCCTCGACATCGTAGAAGCAGCCGCCCCACTTGGCCTCGTCGGCGGGAACGACCGGCAGCTTGCTCTTGATAATGTCGCCACGGTAGCGAAGGCCCACATAGGTGTCATCGACCTGCCAGCCGGAATAGGTGACGTTCACGGCGACGGCGGACTCCAACAGGCCGGCGATGGCGGTCTGACGGCCATCGGTAGCCCTCGGGTCATACGGGCCGTAAGCGCCCTTGTTGGTGCCGCTCGTGATCTTGGCGAGCGGGATACCGGAACGGATGTAGATGGTCGTGGCTGTCGGGCTGACCCCGGTCAGGTACTTGTTGCGCAGAGTCTCGTCATCGACGTTGAACAGTTCGGGGACGATGGTCACGGAGACCACGCCGCCCGTCTGCTCGCCGAAACGCCACTCATTGTTTTCCTCAACGGTGGTCAGGCCGGTGCCATGCACCATTTCAATAGGAAGCGTCATGAGTATGGCTCCTTTCATTTGGTTTGCTTGTTATGGTTGCGGCGGCGGGCGTTCTGACGGTCCATCGCACGCTTGTAGGCGTCGCCGCGCTTTGGTTTCGGATTGAACTCGCCCTCGGGGTTCTCGGCCTTTCGGCCCACGCTGCGAAGAGCCTCGGCTTCCGGCACCTGAACACGACCGTTCGGCTGAACGCCCAACGGCGAACCGGGTTGGATGGGGTTGAGCTCCGCATAGGACTTGGCGAAGTCCGCGATATCCTCCGGCGTGCCATCACCCTTGTACAGGGCTTCAAACACCTTGTCAGTGACCTGCGGATATGTGCTCTTCGCAATCAGACGCGCGTTGTCGGCACGCACCTGGGCAAGCTCGGCCTGAACCTGCTGCACCTGCTTGAGGTTCGCTTCGGCCTGCTTCTCGTTCTTACGGCTCATCGCCTTCCACTTGGCGAGCTCGTTGTCCCCGGGGTTTTCCTCCGGCTTGACGTTTTCATTGTTTTCCTGAATGTCGGCGGTCGTTTCTGCCGCGCCCGTTTCAGGCTGAGACTGCTGAACCGTTTCGGTTTCGGCAGTGTTCTGTTCTTCCTTGGTAGGCATCCGCCCGCCCCTTTCATTCACGCGGCCAAACCGAGGGTCGACCGCAGGTATTGGAGCCATGCCCTCTGATAGGACATGGCTTGTCTTAAATGCACCGAAGGCCGGAAGCTGTACTTTCGACCCTCGAATGGAAAATCGTCTTCCTCGCCCGTATCCAGCACTTTCTGATAATGCTGTTGAAACTCCATAGCCCTCGCATACATGCGCTGCAACGCGGTGCGCGTCATCTTCAGGTCGGGGATATGCCATTCCGGCGCGGGAGTGCCGTCAGCGTATTCACGCCGCCACTGGGACTGCGTGAGAATCGGCCCGATCTCGCTATGCGATTCCATGATGACGCGCACGCTTTTCAGGTCGGCGGCTGACGTGCTGCCAGCCTTCCTGTAGATGGCGTCCAAATCCTCCCGGTTGAGTTTCAGACCGGGGTCATTGTTCGCGGTGATCGGGGCGACGGTGCATTTGCAGTTGTTGTGCATGGGCAGAAGGTCGGCCGTGGAAAACACGTTCGTGGCCGCGACGGCGCACAGGCCGCACGTGCCGGTCTTGGAAAGCTCGGGGTGTATGACCCTACGGTATTTTCTGACGCCGGAACCGTGGAATCGTTGCGTGGCCGCACTGTTCATGGCTATCTGACCATCGGTGTTCGCATTGTCCGTCAACCGTTTCACGGCGGCGTCAAGCCAATCATCGACGGCCTTCTGCACGTAATCGTCCAGATTGTCCCATGCCAGCGGGCGTATCGACGGGTCCCTTACGGCCATGCTCCGATAGGCGTCGGCAGGACGCACGCTCACCGCCCAAGGGTCGGTGTTGTCCCTTGTGACGATGTATTCGGGAATCTGACCATCCGAAGGCATGTTCACCATGCCGAGCATCACGTCCGCATAGGAGACGCCCAGATGCCGCATGGCTTTGATGAACGCGATCTGATTCTGTGTTATCCACGCGGACACGCCCTGTGTTATCGCGTCGTTCCACCAGTCGGCGGGGTCGAGCGACTTCCACATGTTCCACGCACGCTGCACGTAGGCGTCGACCAGCGCCTGACGCTGCCGTTCCATGACGGTCAGCGCCTGTGTCATGTCGGCCATCACGTCACCTCATTGGTGGAGTCCAACGTCTCGTCGCCCAGAACGTCGTTCAGGTCAGGGATGGTCGATGTCGAATCCAACGTGTCCTGCAAGATGGGAGCCGACTGCTGTGAGGTCTTGCCTTCGACCAGAGTGTTCTCCTGACTCAGGGCGGTGGCGAAAGCCGTGTCCTGCAAGTCCTGCATGGCTTCGGCTATATCCATCTCGCTCATGTTCAGGAACCGTCGCATGATGGTTTTGACCGGCAGCAGTCCCTTCACATAGTTGGCGGCTTGCGCCTGCTCCAAATCGGTGGGAGTTTCGACCGGCTGCCACATCGTCTCGAAACGTTCATCGGCGGCGGACTGCTGGCCGCTTGCGACCAACGCCATGCGAAGCAGCAGCACGAACGCATCATTGGCACGCTCGTTCATGTCCTGCACTTTGAGCCTCAACATGCGGGTGGTGAGCTTCGCTCCCTCCGCGCTGCCGGAAACGTCAGGGCTGAGAATCGACAACGGGGTGCCGGACGCGCCGGCCAACTGTTTGATGTCCGTGTTCGCGGCGGAGACAATCGGCGTGATGTCCGTCACGGAGCTTTCGCCCATCTTCGCGTCCTTCGGCATCAGCCACAAGGCGGCGGGGCCAAGCTCGAACAAGGACGAGTAGTCGATCTTTTCGCCGGCACGCGCACGGTTGGCCTTCACGGCCAGGTCCTGCTTCGTGTAATACTCGGGAAGGTCGCCGGACACCCAACGCTGTTTGAACGCCTGCATCTCCTGAATGCAGAAACGTTGGAAACGCTGCTGGTCGATGGCGCTCAACGTCGGAAGATGAGGCTCGAACTGGCCTCGACCGGTCGCGGTCTTCAACTGGACGATGGGCAGGCAACCGCAGTCACGGGCGAAATCAAGACCATCGGAACTGGCCGCGCCCACCCATTCGAACAAGGCGGGCAACGACGGTTTCTTCTTGGAATCATCGTTCGCCAGCTCATACACGGCATCCTCATAGTCGGGACTGTCGGTCGGCAGCGTCCGCGACTCCACCTCACGTCTGGCGACACGACCATACACGTCGGTCACATTGCCCTTATCGTCACGGACCAGACGGTACAAGGCGATGTTCTCGGTGCCTTCATCCGCGTCATACGAGTAGACGATGGCCGCGCTCTTATCGTCGGAAACGACGGTATCCCAAGGGCTGAGCCTCGAAATGTAGGCCGGGTTAGGCGTCGACCACGCCTGCGCATAGGCGGCACCGTAAATCGATGCGTCACGCAGCATGTTCAACGATTTCAGGTTCATGCCCGACTTCTGCCACATGTCGTCTGCGGCGGTGGAACGTATCGCCTTGTCCGACACCAGACGGAAGCCGGTGGGCTTCTCCGAGGTGATGACCGCGTTCGCTATCGTGCTCGCCAAGTTCATCGGGCAGATGTCCACGAACCTGCGGTAGATGTCCGAACTGGTTACATCCATGTTGCGGGGGACCGCCTTCGTGGGTACGGTCTCCTTGCCGTCGTAGAACGTTTTCAACCGGCACAGCATGGGGATACGGTTCACCAGCCGGTTCGCCAACCGGGTAAGCACCACGCCGTCGCCTCCCGGTTCGACATCATCGGGAACCAACGACTCCAACTGCACGGCCATATCTCACCGTCCTTCTAATAAGTCACTCGGGTAACGTGGGTGCGCACCCTCGGCGCACGGGAACTGGCCTGTTCCAGATAACGGGTACGCGCCGTATATGCGAGGACGCCTGCGATGCAGGCGTCTATCTTCAACGGACTGTTCGGCGTCTCCTTGTACACGAGGTACTGAGTGGAGCCATCGGCGTTCGTCCTGCGCAGGTTCTTCCTTCGCGCGTTTCTGAAATGCGCGAGAAGCCTCGGGTCGGCCAACAGTGCGACATCACCGATGACGGGATTGTCCTCGTCATCGCACGCCGTCCATTCACGGCAGAACGCGGTATGCATGTCCACATACGCCTGCTTCATGTCCGACTCCCAATTGTTCGTGTGGAACATGATCGGGTCGCCGTTGTTGCGCTGGCCCACAAGGTCGAGATACGAGTAGTCGGTTTCCCAGCCGATAATGAGGTCACGCCAGCCGTGGACATCCGCGAAGAAGCCGACAACGTTGTAGTTGTCCAGCATCCAGCGAACCTTGCGGTCGAACGCCTCCACATCGACCTGCCAGTCAGCGGCCTCGGGGCCTTCGGGCTTCTGTTCCAGTTTGATAAGGAACAACAGGCCGTCCCTGACACGGCAGCCGACCAAGGCGGTCGCATCATCGGAAAGCGAACCGTCGAAGCCAAGCGTTATCTCGTCCTCGTCCGAAATAATGTCCTTCCAAGGCGCTGCCTCGTCCAAGTCGGTGCCCTCGGGAACGCCCGCATACAATGCGATGCCCGCGAGATGGCTTTTCAACAGGGATTCGGACAGCCAAGCGTCGGAAACGCTCGTGAGACTGTTCAGGTAGTAGCGAATCGAATCGCCCACATCGGAAGCCGGGTCGAGGATATCCGCGATAGGGCCGCGAATATCAACCCAGCCGTCCTTCGACGGGCCCGGCTCCACGCCGGGGGAGCGAAGCGAATACCCGTCATCGCTCACACCCTCGTCGTTGACCGGCACGATGCTGCCGTCAGCGAGAATGATATGGTCCTTGCCGTCCCTTGACTTCGCGGCGGAACCATACGCCTCATACAGGCCATGCTTCAGTTTGCCCGCATCACCCAGGTCCTCGATGTTCAAAGGCGAATACCTGTGGTCGAACAGCAGCTTCGGGTCCTTGATGCGACCCTCTCGAATATCCTGAGCGTGCTTGTAGGTCTCCTCGGCGATACTGTTCTCGCCGGGACGGTACATGGTCGTGGTTTCCAACACCCACGGTTCGGCGTCGCCCATACGCTTCGAGAGATTACGTTTCAGCGTATGATACGTGGCCTTCAACCGGGGAACGTTGTACAAGTGGGATTCGTCGGCGATGATGAACGTCTGCTTGCCGCCGTCATGCGTGGAAGAACCGGTGGCACCGGGCTTGATCGAACCACCCTCCGGCAGCAGGATACGGGTTTCACCGACATCAAGACCATAACCGCGCAACTGGCTCAAAGGCCCGTTCTCGCAGTTGTACTTCATCACCTGATAAACGTTATCCGTCTGTTCTTCGGCGGTGGCGATGCACACCACGTTCGGGCCCTGCACGGGACGGCCCATAGGCTCGCCCGGCAGATACTCGTAAGTCTGGCCGAGGAACGTGTAGGTTTCCCCGCCCTTCGCCCAACCGGCGAAACGGCATGGGCCCAAAGCCTCGAACAAACCCAGACGGCCACCCTTGCCGGACTTGTCACAACCCTTGGGGCGACTCAGGAACACATGGTTGAAACGACGCTGCCCATACTTGTCGAGCGCGTAACAGTCCACGTAGAACCGCGCATACTCAGGACTCTCATACACGGGCATGTCATACGCGGGCTCCGAACCCACGACGCAGAACGACTGTATCCACCACAAGGCAAGCCAGCCAAGCGAACGCTCCCTATCCTCGGCGGTCAGATTAGGGATAACGTCATGCATCAGCCCACCGCCCGACGCTGCCTACGTGCTTCCTCCATGCTGATGACGTTCGAGGAACCCGAATACGAGGACGCCTTCAAATCATTCGCCTGAGGCGCGTCGAACTTCAAATCGTTACGCGCCTTCGGAGTGACGCCGATCATGGCCTCACGCTGGCGAATCTCAGCCGCCAGAATCGCACGCCCCTTACGGGAACGTTTGAAATCATCCTTGAGCAGCGCCGTATCCAACACGAAATCCCAGTCAGGGCCGACGCCCATACGCTGAGCCAACGGGCTACGACGCAAATCCTCATACCAGCGGCGAGTGACCGGCAACCATTCATCGCCCGTATCCGGGCGAACATCAGGCAGTTCCGGCCCAACCGGCTCCTCGGGACTGCTCAGCAAAGGCATCGCGGCTATCTTGGACGCCCTACGCCCGTTTCCTGCCATGATTCACGCTCCGTTTCCGCCCATTCCGGGCTGTCCGACGCACGGGCTTTTCGCCCCTGCACCGGTCGTGAACGAGAATGCGGTTCTCCAAAGTCGCTGAATGCGACTTCTCCAAAGGAACCTTCCACTCAAAAGCCGCGCCGTCAGGCCCGGCACTATCTACATCGACCAGTCCGCCGCACTTCTGGCAACGGCCGGCACACTTCTCAATCACCTGCGAACGGGTGAAAGACTCGACAACCATCCGAGGCCGTTCAGCCGGTTCCACCGTCCGCTCATGCAACACGGTTTCAGGACGCGACGGCAGCTCGGGATGCAGTTGACGTTTACGGAAATACCTCAAACGGCACTTGTCCGAACAGAACAAGCGAGAGGAACGCTCAGGGTCGAACCATTTGAAGCACACCGGACACATGCGGGTGCGCAGTCTCCTCAACGGAGTGCCGGAATAGTAGTTCCGGTTGTAATGCTCCCTGCACAACCCTTTGGCGCACACCGGGTTAAGACACCCGAACACAGCGCAACGCTCTATCGAAAAGCCGGCCTCGAATACCATTCGGCCTCCTCGCGGCTCCTACGCTTTTCCACCCGAGCCTCACCACTCTCACGAGCGGTTTTCTGCTTATGGTGATATGAGCACAACGCCCACAGGTTCGACGGGGAATCATCATCAGGCTCACCGTTCTTCGCGCGAACCTTATGATCGACCTCATTGGCAGGATAGCCGCAAATATGCTTCGCCCCCGTATGCCAGTCGGTCACAATCCACTGGCATCGATGGTGGTCCCGCTCTAATATCCGCTTGCGGGTCCGCTCCCATCCGGGGTTGAACCGTGCATCACGGTTGGAAGATGACCAAGCCACGATGACTCCTTACACGTAGGGGGCGGAGCCGGTGGGAGCGTGGCGAGCGAGCATTCCAACGGGGTTAATCCAAATACAGGGGATGTTGGTCCACGAGCCACCGGCTCCTAGAGGCAATCCCGAGAATCGAACTCGAACCTGCGCTTTACGAGAGCGCCGCTCTTCCAATGAGCTAGAATGCCATGCCTCCCACTAGGGGAGCGCTGTTCAGTTATCGCCGCACGGCATGGCATGAAGCCGCCGCCGACATCCGGCGATGACCCAAGAAGCCGTCACCGCCTGTAATCGCCTCTTCTTGAAGGCGTTGTGGTACCGGAGTGGACTCGAACCACCGACCCTATGACCGTAGCCATACGCTCTAGCCGCTGAGCTACCGGCATCGCATACCCGGTGAGAATCGAACTCACGTCACCGGTTTTGGAGACCGGTACTCTACCATTGAGCTACGGGCATATAGGGATAGTCGAACCCCCACGACAGTCAGGGCCTTGACCAGCCTCACCGACCATCTCGCGGATGATGCAAGATTTGCACTTGCGAACCTTTTACGGTTTACGGCCTAGCAAGCCGCCGCATTCGTCTACTCTGCCAATCATCCACGGCCACGCCCCCGGTCCAAGAAAACAACACCAATACAAAACGGAATCCCAGAGAACTCGACCTTACAAATCCTCGTAAAACTGTTTTGACGGTTCGGTTTTCAAAAAAGGCGTGGCCTAGTCGTGAGAGAAGGAATCGAACCCACAACACACCGGGTTTGAGCCGGCGTCCTCTACCAATTGGGATATCTCACGCAAATACAAGAAAACCCCGCGACTGCGGGGCCTCACCTTGTCAGGAACCCGAGCTTCGCTCCAATCCCCGACAATCCATCTACACGACATTTTACTCACAACAAGCGTTGCAGCAAGCGTTGCAAGAGTATTCCCACCACCAATGAAACGCTAATTCAAAAAACAGCCCAGCAGATCATTCACGAGCAGAACCATTGTCCGTGCGGCCCCCACGTCTTACCGGGGTGGGGCTCTCCCACCCCCATGTGTGCGCGTGCGCGTGTACGCGCGTGTGGGCGTGCGTGTGGGCGTGTGTGTGCGTGTGCGCATACGTGTGCGTGCGCGTATCCGCGCGTGTACGCGCGTAGGCGTGTGCGTATGGGCGCGTGCGCATACATGCGTGGTTATGGGACTGTGAGCGGCGGCGGCATGAGGTTGAGTGATGTTGGCTCATGTTTGGTGATTGTTGCATGGTGCAACTGTTGTATGTGCAACTATATGGGTATGGGAGTAGTGGCGTGGGCTCTGTGGTTTGACGGTTTTTGTGGTGGTTATGGTGGTTTCGACACGCCGGTAAACACTAGTAATTGCAATGGTTTTGGTGGTGGTTTGCGATACCGATTTGCACTCCGTATGGGGTGCATGTATAGTGATAGCTATCAACCACGGAACAACAAGAAGGGAACCATGAGATGAACACCACGGAGATTAAAGCCAAGGCCTTTAGAGCGGCGGTAGACCTGGCCACGGTATGTAAGCCCTGCACCTATGACAACGTGCTTGACCTCACGGCCATGTCCCTCGGTATCGAGATGGACGACAACGAGGAATACCCCGCCGAGCTATACCGCAAGTTTGACAACGTGTGGAATGACCTCAACAAGTAATCAGCGCGGCCATAGTGGCTAACGCTAGGGTGCAAGTCCCTAGTCGCGCACTTAGTCCCCTCTATCCAAAACTCATAGTGAGCGGCGGGTAATCAGGCGGACATGCTCATTGATAACTAAAAAGTGTTGCCAAAAGTCGGTTGTAATCTGCGTAGTGAGAGTACGTCAAACAAGGTTGCATAAATGAGTTGCGTCTACCGGCGTCTAGCCTACCGGGCTAGTGAGGATAAGAGAGCGGGTATCCGGCATGGAATTGTCCCCGCTATGGACGTTGCCACTTATGGTGGCAGACATGGAGATATCTCGATATCTTCTTGCGACGGCTAAACCGAGCGTCTGGAATTGTATAATTGGGCCCACCGATCATAAGTGAGGTGGGTTATGAGTCTAAGGGAGCTAAGGCAGAAGCGAGGATATACCCAACGTCAACTAGCCGATAAAATCGACGGAGTTGGCTATGGGCGTATCGCTGATTACGAGAATGGGCGGCGTCCGATTGAGGGCATGTCACTTGGCGTTGCGCTGAAAATTTGTGACGCTTTGCGCGTGAGTAATCCTCGCAAACTGTTAGAGGCTGATAAGCCAAAAGAAAACACTAACGATTAGTTGTTAGGTGTGTGCCCTAATCAATTCTTCGCCTGACTGTGGGCCTTGTACACAGTCGGCCTAGCTCACTGGGTTTATCCCATAGTCTAGGCACTCATAGCGTGTCCCAAGGTGGACGGGATACGCTGGAACCTGTTATATCGAAAGGTGGTGAGCCGTGCCGGTTGGCGATATCGTCGTTGACCCGCGTATCCAGACTCGACATCCCGACGTGTCCGCTGATTCGGTGCGCGTGGCATGGTCGAACGTCGTGCGGTTTATGGCGCGTGAGGATACCGACCCGTTGCGTTATGTGGCGGTTGGATACGACGAGTACGGGCGTTTGCTGGAAATGGTGGCGGTACTAGATGAGTCGGATCGTTGGCATGTGTTCCATGCCATGCGTGCGACGCCGAAGGTGCTGCGGGAACTGAAACTTTTGTAAAGGAGGAAGTGTCATGTCTTTTGTTGCGAAGGGTGGCCGTGTGGTCACTGATGACATGTTGGACAAGTGGGCCGACGATGCGGATAACGGCGAGTTCGGCGGAAGGCCGGGTGCGGTGTATTCCGGGCCTGTCGTTCCTGTCGCTCAGGCGGATGCTGTCAGTCGGACGTTTTCGTTAAGCGCTGACATGTCGGCCATGTTGGATGCCGTCGCTAAACGTCGTGGCGTGTCCGCTGATGACATCATGCGGCACGCGCTGGTGCGTGAGTTCGCGTCAGTGTGAGCTGTTCGGCGTGCTGGTTTTCCGACACGCCGATTTGTTTAAACCAAAATGATACGTTATGCTATCAATTATCAAGCCCAATCGGGCAAGACAAAAGCAAGTTTGAGAACTTAACAGTGTTTCCCTACATGCAAATGATACATTTTGCTGTCATAATTGGTTTACCTACTACTAGAGAAAGCGGGTAAGCCTATGGGACTTAAGGAACTGCGCAAACAAGCCGACTTAACACAAGTTGAGCTAGCCAAGCGCACTGGAATAGCGCGAACAATCATCAGCAGTTATGAGACCGGGCGGCGAGACGTTCGGAACATGACTCTTGAAAACGCTTTGAAGATATCCAGTGCACTCAACTGCCAACCGAGCGACCTGATGCGTTAAAAGAATGCGGCTAAGTAGCGCCAACTACCTAGCCGCGTGCCTTAAGTTGAAAGTTCTCTAACCAATCAATCAAATCGAGGCTGTGCTATCTTAGCACGCCTCACATGGAAGTGAGGAACCATGCGTAAAATTCTGGCGGCTTCAGCCGCGTTAATCACACTTTTCACCCTGTCCGCTTGCGGTAGTGATACCGCGAACATCCCGCAATGTGAGAACGAAGACGGCTCGGGTCAAGCTGGACTCTGCTACTGGGATAGTGCTCGAATGGGCAACGGACGCGGTACCGGCCTGTACATCTACCAAGACGGCATTCTAATCGACGAACGCTACTAAGTCTTTCAATCAGATTCATTCAGTCGCGCGGCTGTCTCCGCGCTTCATCAATTCAAGGGAGATTCACAATGTGTGTGGAACTTGTTTTTAGGATTAACGTTGACTGGCATAGGTCACGCATGTGGGGGAGTAACCCGCGTGCCGAAGTCTGGGCCAACCTCGCCGGCATTCGCGGCGACTACACTAACGGTACCGTGTCAGGCTGTGGATACGACAAGGAGAGTGCGGCAGTTGATTTAGCGTTGAAAGATAACCCGCTTATGCAGACACTCATGATGTGGCCGAAGCTGAACGTGAACACCGGTTATAGTGGTCAGGTCACGCGCGTGGTCAACAAACTTGATTACGGGTATGAGCTGTGCTTTGGCGGCATGGGCATGAGTGAGTTTCTACAATTCATGCGCGGCAATGGTTTTGCCGTTGAGGAGATGCACGGCGATATGTTCGACGGGTACACGTTCCGGCGTGACATGCCCGAATCTTTCGTTAAGACAGTTTGACTGCGATAGCGCGGCGCATTAATCCGCGCTTCCCGCCCATTCGGGCAATTTCAATCAATCAAACCTATAGATCCTATATCACACTAATGGAGGTGTGCCATGCCTGAAGAAATACTGAATCCAAGCGACTTCCACGTTGGCTGGTTGGCCCACTCGTTGGCCGGCTACATCTACGTTATCGTCAAAGCCACTGACAAGACGGTGACGTTCGATAAATACGATACCGTCTGGCTTACCGTTCGGCGTGTCCGGCGTAAGCGTTTCGAGTGGATTGAAGGAGGCTACTTCAAGGACGGTGCATTCACGTTCTGGCCGAGTGATTTTCTCCCGCCTGAGAACGTCTTCAGCCGCAACGATTTCATCCAATCGCATGAGTTTAAGGCGGTGGCATGATGGCACGCTACTTCTACGCTTTCCGCTGGGCTTATGGTATCGGCACGACATGGGATGACGGGTCATGGCCGGGTAGCCTCTACGTGTTCGACTCGATGGCTGAGCGTGACGCTTGGGTTGCCGACGACGTGTTTGACGGTAACTGGCATCGTGAGGCCATTACGGCAAAGGAGGCGCGTCATATCATGGCGGACACTGTTATCGGTTTCGACAATGAGATGATCGCACGGTTCGACGGTAGCCTGTCGGCTGTCGAACGGTACGCGCCCACCGTCGAACTGGTCGAGGCATGGCGGCGTGTTGACATGCAGAATAACCCGGCTAGGTATTACGCGGAGTGATTGCCGTGATCGACCACTGGGGACGCGGCTATATGGTGCGAGTCCGTCGTTAAATCAATCGTTTCGGGACATGGCATTGAAGCCATGCCACCGCTGTTTTAAGGGAGCTAAACAAATGATTACCGCTAAGGATATTACGGATATGGCGGAGCGTGTTGACGCGAAACTGTTGCCGCTCTGTGACTATGAGGGTTTCGAGCCTCATGAGGGCATCTACCGTCTGGGCGATTACGGGTATGTCACCGAAACCGAATATAACGCGGCTTTCAAAGGCGAACCCTACTGGGCCCAGGACGCTTACATGCTGGAAGGCAACGGCGTAGGGTGTGGAAGAATCGCCCGACTCTACAACGACGGCGACGTTGAAGCGTTGTCCGATTACATCAATGAGCGTTTCGATAATGACCAGATGGACGACGTTTTCTACACTGAAGCCACTGAGGATGGCGAGTGTTGAGAGTCCGTCATGTTCTGCTTGTGGCCGCGCTAGTCGCGGCCATTCTCGTTCTTCGCGGTGTCGGGATTATCCAGCCGACACCGATGTGTTCCACGCCTTACGGCGCACATGACACCGCCACTTGCGTGTATGGCGATTACGCCTATCACCGTGGCGCGCAAATCTGACAATCGATTTTTTGAAATGAGGTAAACAAAATGAAGAAGCTGGCTAATGACCCGTCCCGTAACGTGAATGCCGTGAGTGGCATGTGGGTTCGACTCCGCAAGGACGGTTCGAAATATGATGTGCGGTATGTTAACGCTAGGGTGAAGCGAGTCTGGTCGTTGTCCCAGACTTCGCAGGGTACGGCGTGGAACGTGCAGGCCAAGGGAGTCAGGTATGAGGATTTTCTCAACGGCATGAGGTCAAGCCAGACCGATTTGGAGCATGGTTGGATGCTCATACCCGATTCCGAACGCATGAAAACGGTGCCGGTGCCGGTGCCTACAGGCATGGACGCTAAAACGGTTGGCGGCATTGTCGCGCACCCATCGATCGATGCAAGCTGGGAGTGTGAGGAGGAACGCTTCACAAGTAATGTCCATTGGCCGGTGCCCATGCCCGAGGACGCGATTCTGGAAGACGAGTTTATGGATGATGAACCCGCGCCGGATACGCAGGAGATTCCCGAAGTACCGCCGAAGGTCAACACGTTCGCCGTCTCCTATTGCACGATGCCTGACCTGATGATGGCTAAGGAATGCCCCGAATTGCAAGGTTTGGGCCATATCCGTCACTTTCGTACCAGCAAGGGGCGCAAGGTGGCCTATGTTGCTTCGGCCAACGGCAAATGCGTTGTCGCCTACCGCGCACGTTATGAGCGGGGGAGTGACAATGTGCTGGAAAAGGCGGTGGCCGATTACGTGGCCGTCGCCCGTGACCTGTGGGCTAAGGCGGCGTGATTATGAGTGAGCTTCGCGACAAGGCCACGCGACTGCTGCTGAAATCCGCGTGGGAGATGGCTGATGATAATGAGTATGACTTGTCGGCCGTGTTCGATGGTCAGCATGGTTTCATCGATGATTTACGCCGGCGCGCGATGGACACCTTGGAGGGTGTCGGCTGTATGCCCAGTACGCCGCCTGACAATGATGAAATGGAACGTTTGACCGCTGATAGCGGTTTCACGTTGGACGTGCTGGATAAGAGAGCGCGTGAGGTTTACGACTGCGCCTATTCCACCACGTATCAGCGTTATCAAACCGCTATCGCCATGCTTATCGATGATTTGCTGGGAGTACTGTGATGGAAGTCAGGATATCCACGGCGAAGATTCGTGAGGTGCTGGAATCGTCCGGTTGCGCCTACACTGCCGAGAATATCGCGGCCGTGCGTGCCAACATTCCACTGCATACGTCCGATCTGATTCTGGCGGCGTTGAACGCCACCGATTTGCCCGATAAGCGGTTTGCTTTGCCGCTGTTCTAAGTTCTTGCCGCCTGGCGTTTTCCCTCACTTCCGCTGGGCGGCATTCCATTCTTTTAACCCAATATGGTATATGATTGATACCATCTGTTAACCGTTAAGGAGGTTTATTATGGGTAAGCTGGTCGCCAATATCGATGATGATGTCAAGGCGCGTGCCGCCGCGCTCTACGATTCCATGGGCATGAGCCTGAGCACCGCCGTCAACATGTTCCTACGCCAGTCTCTGGTGGACAACGGGTTGCCGTTCAAGCCGACGCGGCACACGCCGGACGGTTATCCGGTGCCGCCTGTTCACAATGCATACATGTTCGAGCGTTCGGAGAAGGGCCATGTGATACTGCCCGCCGATTGGGATGATTCGGAGGATGATGTCTATGACCAGTACGCCAAGTGAACCGCGCCTGTATGACGTGTGGCTGATGTGGGTCGAGTTTCCCGACCATCCCGGTATCGGGAAGCCGCGTCCGGTGGTTATCACCGAGGTTGACGGTGATCTGGTGTCGGGTATCGTGGCGAAGATAACCGGCAACACTGATTGGGATGAGGCCGGTGACGTGCCGCTGCTCGACTGGAAGGCCGAGGGGCTGTTGAAGCCGTCACTCGTGCGCTGTTCGCAACGCTTCTACTTCAACAGGAGCGAACTGCTGCAATGGTTCGGACGACTCTCGTTGAGGGACGCGGAGCATGTTAACGACGGGTTGAAAGCCACATTGGACATTCCACCATACAGGCGGAGCGTATAGCCGTTATCGTTTTCATGGCCTCATGGACTTGTTCTATGGGGTCATTCTTATAGAAACCATCATTTAGAACCGCATCATAGGGCTTTCTATGGTGCGGTTTTCACATAAATCAGCATTTAGACGGGACTTTAGAGCGTTCTATTGTTCCGTCAATCGTTTTACCGAACAATACAAAGGAGTTTTCAAATGAGTGTTGCAGCCGAACTGTTGGACAAAGGCTATGACCCCGACGCGGTGCGGGATTTCGCCAAGCATGGTGTGGACATGGCTCAGGCGTTGACGTTCACCGAACTGGCGAGCGTGTTGGATGACGTGCTTCAACGCACGTTGGAGGATTATGACACGGCGTCGGACAGCGACTGGTACGTGCTATACGGCGGTTCGATAGGCCATTTCAAGGATGACGTGAAGACGGGCGTGCTGCGTGCCGTACTGGAGGTGGAACGATGATTACCGCGATCTACCGTTATGAGCGTTTCGACCCCGCCACCAACACCGAGTTGTGGCGGCGTATACCACGCTGGGAGCTGCGTCTCATATGGCTGAAGGCATGGCTTAAACGCGATAAGGCGGCTCGAATCGGCTACCGGGCGTGGTTGTACGCGCGTGTTTCAGGTGGCGGCGAATGGCTGACCGGCGACATGCTGGACTGGAATCAGGAGGTGTCCAAGTGAACGTCGAACGTATGGAGAAAGCCTTGCACGAGGTGTGGAAATACTATGACGAAGCAGGGGAGACTGGGCAAAACTATGTGCTTGACCCGGATAATCTCACCAAGTTCGCCGCCGATCTGTGCAAGGAATACGAGAAATCTTGATACACTGAAGGCCACGGGACTATCTTGTGACCTTCTGGGAATTAGCAAACCAAAACACAAGGGGCACGGCGACTGTCGTGCCCGAACATTTTTCAGGAGGAATATCATGCCTACTCACGTTTCTCAGAGCGTCAGGGAACTCAAGGAGCTGGGTCGAAACCTGTACGCGGCCATGAGGTCAGATTTCGAGGTTAACTCTAACGCTTCGGCGCTTCCGCTCGACTATTTCGAGCGTATCGTCACGTGGTATCAGGCTCATAAAGGCGACGCAACCATGATGGACGATGTGATGGAGGCTTGCGGCCGCGCCGGATTGTCCGCAAGCGACGCTGACGAACTCCGAGATTACGCGGACACGCTGTTCCAGGACGGGAAGCTCAAGGTCGAACGCTTGTGGGAGCTGACTTCTGAGTCAATGGACGAGTGGGGCGATTCCACGCCCGTGCCGAGCCGGTACACCGACGCTAAAAGTGCTAGACTTGACCATTACCGGCGTTCAATGCCGTGTTGTCACCCGGTTTCCGGGCGTGGATTGAAACATTCTTACCATCAGTGCGTCCCGAGCATATCGTTCGGGACGTTTTGCAACCATACCCAAGGAGCTACCATGACTGACTTTGACACGCTTTTCGACGCAACCAACAATGAGAGCGGAATCATCGTATTCCCCAACAATGACGTGATTATCGGCAATTGGACGTATTCGGGGCATGGCGTCCCCCGACTCTCCCCGTTCGGTGACACGCTCGTTTCCACCGGCACCATCGATAAGGCTGAGGATAAAGGCTTGGTCAATATCAAGGATTATCTCACCGGATTGGACGGTTTCGACATCGTTTATGACAGGAATGATGATTACCCGCAGATCAAGGCCGATGACATGGCGAGATTGTGGGAGATCGTCAACAATGACGAAACCCTACGGGTGCTTGCCCCAGTCGATTGGAACTAGTGCGTGTCCGGTGCTAATTGACGGGCGGTTACCACGAGTAAAAAAATAACCATAAATGTGGGCCCGATTATACAAGAAAACCCGTGGAACACTCGGAATAGAGTCGTTCCACGGGTTTTTATCAGGTTGCGCCGTAATACCCCTTGCTTTAGCTATGGGGAGGAAGTCAAATATTGAGACTGTTAGAAGCCGCCACTGCCTCTCATGGAAGCACACTAGGACGGCATTCTTATTCCCGGTAATCGTCGTAGATCTCAATACCGATGGGATACTCTGAGTAACCGGTGTCCTGCACGACGATACGGCCTTCGTTCGTATAGACGGTCAACGGGTCATCGTCCGTGATCCACTTCTTCTCGATGCGGGTGCCTTTCTCGGTGACTCCTTTACTTAGTTGGCGTTCAAACGGTTCGTGGACTTCCACGAGACGAGCGTTCTTGTAAGGCGAGTCATTAGGGGAAAAGATGTAATTAGTTCGGTCGATGATGTAGCTCATTGTTCCTCTTCTGTTGTTTTAACGGCATCGGCCAGGAACTCCATAACGCAGCGGAACAGTTCGGTTTGCACGTATGCGACAAGCTCATTTGAGACCGTCATGTGCTTGCATGCCTTGGCCTTGTGCCGGTATCCGAGAATCTCGGCGTTGTACAAGCCCATCGCAGCATGCACGCACTCATGGCTGACGATATGCGGCAGCAGGTGTTCGCGGCTCAAATAGATCACGCACATGGGGGAGTTCCCGTATTTCACCACATTGGTCTGCGTGTCGATTGGCGCGGACTGCATGAGGGTAATTCCGGCTGTGCCGTTTTCGAACGCGGCATCTCCAATCGGCCTGTCGAGGTCATTGGATTCGATGGAGGATTCCACCAAGTCGATGCAGGCGGCTCTCCGCATGGTTTCCTCAGTGTCGTACACGCGGACTTCCACGCTGACCTTATGCGAGAACTCGGTCAGGTCGATGATACAGCGTTCGTATTTAAACGACGCGGTTTTCTCTTCGGTCATGGTTTCCTCGTGGATTCGATAAGGATGATTAGACTCAGCAACATTATGAACAAAGCTATGGGGAGAATGCTCATAGCTTGCCTTCGGATAATCGACTTTCAGCCAGTACTCGCCATCCTGTTGTGGTTCCTCCAAGCGTGGCCTCTTGGGTGCGGGACGGGTGGCATAGGCGAAATCCTCCTCATAGACAACGAGAAACACTGAAACCGGTTCCTTTTCGACTCCCAGCTTCCATGTGGCGGAAACACCAACTCCGTCTCCCTCGACCTTAATCATAGAATGCCAATCAGTGCGGGACTTGAACCTGTATGTGTTCGTGCTGCCTTTGACGTGAATCAAATCGCCGGGCTTCAGGTCATCCCAGCCGACGCGAATCTTCTTGCTCACCTGTGGTCCTCCTTGCCGATATCGCTGAATCGTGTGTAAAGCCGGTCGTTCACGACATACGTGTTGTAATCATCCTGTTGGATGTACCACCAGCGTTTTTGATGGCCGGCCTTCAAATACTCCTCGCACGTGTGGTCGATAGTGTTGTCGGGGTTGACCTTCTGCCTGAACGACAATTCATCAACCACGTTGCTATCGGCCACGAGACCGGCCATCCGGTCGATACGCTCCGGCGTGAAATCGGGAGTGACCACGTACACGACACGCACCTTCTGACCGTCGAACCATTTGCGGGGCAATGCCAACGCCACGTCATCGGACAAGCTCGTGGGACGCATGTGATACACCACGCGGCTGAACCTGACCTGCTGCATGACTTGAGCCACGTTGCGTCCGCATTGGAAGTAGCTGGTGTGCATCTCGGTTTCCGTAAGACAGTCTCCGGCCCTGCGTATCGCCTCCCGGTAGAAGGCGACACGTTTCGACGCTTCCGGCTCGCGCATGGGGAACAGGGGGTCTCCGCCGCCGCTGAAGCTCAGGAACCTCATGGGGTGGCGTTCGCTTTCACGGCTGATGGTCCGCAGCGTGGCCTGCATGTCCGTCACCGGCACGTTCAATCCGGTTTTCCTTACGATGCAGTAGGGGCATGTCCAATGACAGCCGAAATTCGTGATAACCGAATAATGTCCGTTCATTGTGTTTCTCCGATAAGCTGTTCCATGTCTTTCACGTTGTCCTGCTTGCGTTTCAACGCATTGCAGCGACGTATCCACTCGCGTTTGCGCTTATAGACGTTTGTTATCTCCACATTGCTCAACAGTTCGTTGCATGAGCAGACAAGCTGGGGAATATCCGACTCCAAGTCCAGTTGCACGACGGGTTTCTCCCCGCAGACAGGGCATTCGGGAATCGGAACGTTAACCATTGTCCTCAACAGTCTGCAACCGGTATTCCACTTCTGAACGTCCTCGTCTTCAAATAACGGGGCGAACGAGCTGATGATTGCGGCGTGATCGCACCACTCCGAGAGCTGCCACACGGCTTTTTCCAGATAGTAGTGGCGGTCAAGAGTGATGTCGCGTACTACATACTTCGGTTTGGGTCTGCGCCCGCAGATAGGGCATAATTCCAATACCGGTGGCTCAGGTTCCGGTTTTTCGACCGGTTTCGGCTCCTCCAAGTGCAGCAGTCGTTTCAGCCAGTTCACATGCCCCTCAATTCCATCGACTCGTTGAACGCCTTCTGAAACGCTTCGACACCGGCTTGAACGGCGGTTTGAAGCTGGTCGATGTTGCAGTTCATCCTCACGCTCGCTTGAAAAGTCGCGTTGAGGCCGGGTGTCTTCAGATGGGGCACGGCACCGGTCGAATCGATTCTGACGGGAACGTCAACCTTGAAATCAGTCAGCTTCCCTTCGTCACAGTTCACGCTGAGCCACACCGACGTGGAATCGTAAAAAACGTGCTTGTTTTCCTCGTTCATATATGGTTCCTTTCAGTCGTTGATGCTGAGAGTGGGCTGGTTTTCAAGCTGGGCCTTGAACTGGCGTTCGCACCAACGGCGATGCAATAGTGCGAGTCCGGCTCGGGTGACTCGCACCGTGGGCGCGTATGCGAACGGGACGCCGTTCCTGTGTTCGCCATGCACGCGATGCTCCTTCATGACAAGATGTCCGGCGTTGATATGGTCTTGCATCGCCGCCCACGCATTGTCTCGACGGTAGACCCAGCCGAGAGAACGCATGAACTGGAACAACTGGTCTCGTCCGATATTGCCCGCTCCGGCGTTGGTAAGCTGGTTGGCGGCTTCGGCCACGCTCATGGTTCCGGTCACGTTCGTGAAATCGTCCAACGCCTTGGCTTTGGGTTCAAGCTCCGCGTTGCGTGCGGCAAGCTGCCGGTTCTCGATCTGCGTCTTGTCCAGTTCGGTGAGGATACCGGCCACGGCCTTCGGCGTGAGCAGAGCCGTGGCAAGCGCCACTTCGAAGGAGTCGGTGGAGTAGCTGCCGGTCTGGCGAATCGATGGCAGCACCTCATGCGTCACCCAGCGTTTGAACTCGCGAGCCTCGGGCTTGCGGCTGCGTAACACGAGGGAGTACAAGCCGGACTCGGACACGAAAACGGGTGCCTTGCCGCCGTTCTGAGCAATGTCCGTAGTACGGATATTGGTGATTTCATCGGCATCGAGGTATTCCCGAATATGGTTGGTGGCCGTACCGAGAATGGCGCATACGTCCGCTCCAAGGAACCACGGGTTGCCGTGTTCATCGGTTAGGACACGCACCTGAATGCCGTTGAAGTCAAATGGTTGAATCTGATTGCTCACTTGTCGTCTCCTTCCTTGGATTGGTTTTGCGAAACCTGCATGATCTCCCACACGTCCGCGTCCTCCGACAAGCCGGACGCGAGACGGTAGAAATCACTGAACCGGTAAAGCGGATTGCTGTACGCATCCTCGCCCTGCTGGGGCAACTGGCCTCGATGTATCCAACTACGCAAAGTGCTGCGGTTCACGCGCATTCCGCACGCCTTGATGATGTCCAACAGTTCGCCGCGGGTTCTCACCGCCTCCGATTGGAGGAGACGTTTCACCCGTTCCGCCCTGATGAGGGCTACCGGCATACTGAAACCGCATTTCGGGCATTTCGCCGTCTCCGCGTCCGCGTAGCAGGAGAGCTGGCCCAAGCACTTGTCGGCGGGGCATGGCCCGTACAATACGGTTTCCCCGTCATCGTCCGTGAGAAAACGACGCAGCTTGCGTGTCAGACTGTGAACCAGTTCCGCGTACACGGGGGTGCTGGAATGCTCCATGAGTTTCGGATGATTGGCGATACGGTGAACCATGTCCGACAGTGGCGTGGACTCGGGCAGATTGATTTTCAGACTGCGCATCCACTCGTACAACGTGCCTTGCAACCCCGGATAACCGTGGTCATCGTCCGCGTACAGCAGATCATGCAGGGCTTCGCGCAACGGTGCGGGAGCGGTGCCGGATTGACCGCCGCCACCGTTCTTGTGCCCGTAAGCGCGGTTGATGCGATACTCGCACAGGTCGGGCAGACTGCGGTCCAACCATCGCAGGTCGCCGGTCAACTGGCTGGCGTGCTTGTCGCACAGGAGATTCAGATTCGGTTCGACGCCATGTCCGATAAGCGGTGACGGCGCGTCGGTGACGATATCCCGCCAGCAACCGTGGTAGCGGCAGAGCCTCGTAGTTTCAGTGGAAAAAGACAATAGTGACCTTGACCTTCGGTTTTTTTGAAGGTCTCGGACGTGTCAGCAACTCCCAATTATGCCATCAAACCGGTCATGATTCAGCCGGACGGCGTGTCGCCAGAACCTCGTCCAACGCCACGCCCAAACCCGGATTGAAACCACCACCCTCACGCCTGCGCTTGGATTTCGCGGGCGGCAAGCGCAGCGGGTCACGCGCGGCCAACGCCACCTGTCGAGACTCGTCCGGGGAACGGCCCATCATGCGCTGCCGGCGATACAACCACGCCTGATCTTCCACTAGTCCCAGACGTTCGCACTCCCGGCCTATCTGCGCTTCGGACGGTTTCGCACCGTTGCGCAGTTTGCGGACGATGCCGTTGATGTCGCCGGAACCGCACCAGCGACCCGTGCTGTTGTCCGCGTAGAAGCGTCGAACGGCCTCACGCGCCTCTGCTGCCGTGATATCCGAACGCAGTTCCGAATAAAAAGCGTCAAGCTGAACATCATCCCACTGAGCGTTGCCGTGATGCGCGTTAATCAGCGACAACAACGCCGCCGCCTCACCCTTGCTGAGCATTGAAACCTCCCTGCGAGTATCGGGCACGCTCCTCCTCGGTCATGTACTGCCAGGTTTTCGCCATGTTCGCTTCGAGATTCTGCTGGCTGCGGGACTTGACCGGCTGGACTTGCCGGGCCCTTGGGGTCTCCGGTTTGGGTTTCTCCCAGTTGCGTGTGTACAGTTCCCCGCCGATGAACCGGCTGAACGTCTTCACGAACCGTTCCTCGGTGGCCCCGACATACGCTCGGGTTTTGGCTTCAAGAAACTCGCACGGGTCAGCCTCGCCGGCGGCTTTCACGATCTTGGGCCATTCGATTTCCAACTGCATTCGAGCCTGAGATGTCTTCCCGTCGAACCTGTTCGTCGGGTAAAGACGCTCAAGACTGTCGAGCAGTCCAGCGAAGTCAGGCTTTGAGGGGGTAGGGGGAGTTGAATTATCTTTAGATAATTCATTCTGGTGTTCTGGTGTTCTGGTGTTCTGGTGTTTGTCCCGATTCAGATGACTTTCAGACGGCTGAATCGCATCTGAATCGGAGGTTTTCACCTCGTTCTTATTTTTTTGGTAATTTTCAGCATTGCTTTCGCGCTTCTTTTGCACCTGTTCGCGACTACGATTATGCATAAGATAATCGTGAATGTAGTACCCGTTGTTCCCGTCCGGTTCGATCATGCCGACATTGCATAGTGCTTCAAGTTCTGAATCGGTGATATCCAGCACGTAAAGCGCATCATCTTCACTGATATGACCGTCTGAAAGATTATCTCCGCAGAAGGTAAGCATCATCGTGAACGCGCCTATCGCGCTCGGGCATGTGTGCCTGAGTTTTCGCACCTTGCGATTCATGTAGAAGCCGTTGACAAGCTGGATGTATCCTTTGCGGGCCATCGTTATACCACTTTCCTGAAATCTAAACTCACCAGACTCATTCCGTCTCCTCAATCATGGTTTCGAGGGCAGCGACCGCGTTCTCACTGCGGTTCTCGGCTACTGCCTTCCGCGCCAGTGCGAGTAGTTCCTTGGCTTGTCGGATATATTCCTCATGGAAGCCGGGAATCTCACCGGCATAATTCCATGCGTCATCCTCGTCTTTCGCCGCGTAGCTATCGACGCCATCCCATTTGCAGCTGTTCCAGCAGAGCCGTTTCGCCACGGCCTCAATCTCTGCATTCGTGGGTGGTGCGTTGCGGCCACGCAGGTATGCTTCCTGCAGATCGTCCGTGTCGCAGTAAAACTGTTCCTTGACATGCGTTCCTTCCCAGTAGCGGGTCGGATACGCCTTCTCAGCTTCATCATCCGCGATGCTCATTCCCACATCTCCGTTTCGTCGTTCCTGTAGTTCTTGCCTTTGCTTCTGTTTATCCCGCCCCATACGCCTTGCAACGGGTAGCCGTTTATCCGTGCATGTTCCGCCGCGTGGCAGGGAAGAACAAGTCAGGGTCCATGTCCCGGCAAGCGGCCTTGTCACGCCAGTCGCCCATCTCCGGCCTCCCTCACATCGGGGCTTATCGCGTCGTCCCTGTATGGAGTAGCCACGCCCGCGCAGCCGGGACAATAGCGGAAATCCGGTTTGATTCGGTTGCCCTCGATGGTGAACCAGTCACGGCTCATGGACTGGCCGTATCGGGAACAGTCGAAGCTGCTGTCCGGGTCGATGAAGCTCGGCCCGTTCACGTCATCCGGGTTCTCGTTGGTCATGTCCGGGCGGAAGACGACTCGCTGATGGATCACAAGCGTGGACATGTCGGTCAACGGCGCGGTCTGCTCATGGTTCTTGAGTTTCGTCCGGTACTCGTAGACCTGTTGGCGTGACACTCCGGCGCGCTCCGCGATCTGCTTCGGCGTCAACTCATCCTCAGAGATAAGCCTCAGCAGCGTGCCCAACGTCTCGGCGGAGAGCTTACGATATTCGGCGGGTCCCGCTCATCGTCTACCTCTCTCCACCAGTTGTGACAGCATGGCGGTGGTATCAGTCCTGCTCATTTCGTGTCCTTCCAATGTTTTTCACGCCAGTCGGCTACAGCCTTGCGGTCTTCGTCTGTTAATCCCTCATGGCACTTGAACATGACAAGGCTGAGCGCGAACTCGTAGCCTTCGCTCCACTTGTCAGGCACGCCATGCACATGGTTCTCGTCGAAGAGGTAACGGCAGTAATCATGCAGTTCGTCAATCGTCATTTCGCGTCCTCGCTTTGCTTGGTGGTTTCGGTTTCAGGTTCCTCCCATGGGACTGCCAGCTTCACGTGGCTGTTCATGATCGCGATGCGAGCCGGATCTTTAAACCACGTAATGCCTTCGACATAATCCACGTATCCGCAAGCAAGCCCATAAATCCCGTCACAGCGTTCCGCCCATCCGCTTTTCAGGTAGTATGTTTCGTTCGTATCAAGTTCCACGCGCAGACCCATGTCATGCGGGAGGAGTTCTAACATACCGTTCATTTCTCGTCCTTCCTCTTGTAATATCAATCGGCGATGCGAACGCCGTCACATGGAATGTGATGCAGCTGGTCCCACTCGTATTTCTTCTCTCATTACCGTCTCCCTGGTTTCGGTGGTTGCTCCATGTATTTCTCCAGCATCCAGTCGGGCAAATCCTCCCTTCCAATGCGTTCGATAATCTGGTTCAATGCTTCAAACGATTTGATGCGTGCCTGCCGGTAGAATTTCTGATCTTCAACCATGTCGGCGAGCACCCCTTGCCAGTACTTCATTTCCTCACTGTTGACGCTCATTTGCGTCTCCTTGGCTCGAAGGTCTTAATGATTCGCTGCGAAGTATCGCAGGTTACGCGCACCTCGTATGGCCTGTGGTGGGAGTCGGCGCGCTCCTGTGCTACATCCGACGCCTCTTGGAGCGTTTCGTACACTCTGCATGTGTACAGTCTCATATCACCCTTCGGCCGGACGATGTAGCCGGTCCAGATGCTTGTGCCCAACGTGCCCATGCCGTTCACTGGTATTCCTCCACCGTGTCGCAGCCGATGGTCGTGCCATGATCTGTCAGGCAGGCCCATGTCACGTCGCCGGTTTTGACCGTCGTCATGCCGTAATCGGGATGCGTGCCCGCATCCCAGGACGCGTAGATGCCTAATCCCGCCAGCGAGAGCATTGCGGCGACGAATACCACCAGTGCGCCAATCAGAATTTTCTCAACCTTGTCCAATCCGTCCATCACTCACCGTCCTTTTCGATTTCATTGATCTTTTCGGTGAGGGCTTCGAGCACGTCCACACGGTCTCCCCACTTGAGGTTCCGCCAGAACTGTTCGAGATCAGCCCAGTTCTCGGCCTGTAGGATGCCAAGAAGCCTGATTGCCTGAGCTTCGAGAATGTCGGCGTTCCGTTTGCAGCACGCGGCGAAGAACGGCACATTATGCGTGATTGCGTCATTGATGAACCAGAGCGCCTTCTTGAGGTCTTCGACACCGTTCTTGTGCTGCCAGCGGAAGCAATACTGCACGGCTTGGCCCCAGTCGCTTGAGAGCAGTCGGCTGAGTTCGATGCACTCGAACGGGCCAGCCTCGTAATGCTTTGGATGATTGACGTTGTCACTCATTTTTGGACTCCTTAATCGATGATGAATATGATGATCGGGGCAACGCACACGCAGACCGTCAGCACGATGTCGAACAGGGTTTCAAACGGGTTGTGTTTCATTCGATGGGCTCCTTGTATGGGTTTTCGCTTGTGTGTGGCGGGAAGTCGCATTCATGGTCTTTCCAACCGGCGGCATAGCCTTCGCTCCATGCCTTGCGGCGTTCGTGTTCCAACCGTTCCGCACCACTTATCCACGCTTCCTCCCTCGTGTCGGCATAGGGGCCGTTCAAGTGGCCAGCACAGTAATACATGTAGCGGCCTTCCCATTCGAATATGAACGGGGTAGTTCCGCAGAAGGGGCAACGGTGCCGTATCCTTGTTAATGGATTGAACATGATTGTCTCCTTAGATCCTGTATGAAGTTGTGGCGGCTTCGCCAGTCCGAGGGCGTGCCGCTCGTCGCCGTGAGCAGCACGCCGTTGTCGTAGACTTTCCAGTGGCCGGTCGTGGCCCTGACCACCGTGTATCCGTGTGAGGCTATCCAGTGCATGAGTTTCCGGTCGTCCCCCCGCGCGGTCATGCTTTGAGCCTCATCTTCAACGCGAGACCGTTTTCATGCACGCTGCCCTTATCGAAGCCCATGAAACCGTTGAATAGTTCGTATTCGAGCAATACGGTGTCCACGCGGAACTCGTCGTACTGATGGTTTTTGATGCGTTCCATGACAAGCCTCATCGATGCGACGGTATCCCTGCGGTCGGCCTGTATCGGAATGAGATACGGCCACAGGTTCCATTCGCCAGGATGATCGTTCAGCCAACGGGCGAAGTCCACGAGTTTCCTATCTTCCATCATGTTCTCCTTGCCTTGTCGATGTATTCGCGCAGATACGGGTCATCGATATTGATGGGAACATCCATGTAGCTGATGCCGCCATCAGAGACAGGTGCTGACGATGGCATTCCGCCATTGTTCCTGTTTTTTGCGAGCCCATTTCACGCATCTGGCTCCATGCTTCGCCAACCGTATGGGGTCGGCCTTGATGTAGCAGTTGTGGCAACGTGGCCCCGCATACATCCGGTTGTGTGGCCAGATACGCCCGCAATCGATGCACTTGGTGGGTGTCGTGTTGCGACTGTTTCCCATCAGGAGCGTTCCTTGACAACATAGTCCGGGTGTTCACGGCAGTAGTCGTGTATCCGTTCCAACCATGCGATGGCGCTGTCCACGCTGCCCCAATAGTTCGGCGGATTGTATTTGCCGCGCAAAACATACAATGGTTCCAAGTAGATGTCTTTCAACGCCTTGTCGATACGGGCTGTGGACTCCCCGGCTGTCAACCCGTCTAGGTCATGTATAGGATTGACCTTGTAATCGGTGAAAAACGCGGATAGATTATACGTGTAGTTGAAATAACGGCCATGAGCGCCGGTCCGCCCATGCTCGCCGTCCAGTTCACATACGTCAAACCATTCCGGTTTCGGCAAGTCCTTGTCCACTATGAACAGGTCGTAGCTCATTCTTCGTCTCCTTCGATGATTCCATGTCCTGCTATCAATGCGAGGGTCTTTAAGTCGGTGAGCACGGGCTGGTTGTCCATGCTTGACAACGTGTTCAAGCCGAGACCCTTCTGCTTGAACACGACGAACCAGTAAGGCGCGTCAGCGTTACCCGCCTCGGTACGGCCCTCCTGCATCCACTCCTTGAGTCTCCCCGTATAGGTGCTGTAGTTTTTACACTCCAATACGACCGGCTGGCCGTGGATACGCAGACCGGTGATATCGCCCTGGTCTTTCGTCCCATGCAACACTTCACGGTGTATCGTCTGCTCGCTGTCACCCAACCGGGCGCGCAAATAGTTGACCACCTTGGATTCAAGCAGTGTGCCTTTGGCTTTCTGTCGGCTCATTCGTCCATCCACCATTCAGTCGGGTCATCGTGAAACTGGCAGTCCACGCAGTCCCCGAATACGTTCAAGATTCCTCCGCAGTACGGGCAATGCTCATACTGGACGGGCAGATAACTCGGTCTCATAATCAGAACTCCGGGTTATCTCGTAATCGTTTTTGCACGTCCGCGCGCATCTGCTCGATCACACCAACCCGAAGTCCGGTAGCCAAGCGAATCTCCTCTGCCGGACGGTTCGAGTCTTCAATGAGCATCTGCCATGCCCTACTTGCCGCTTTGCTCAACATGAGCCTCCTTCGCCAAGTCGGCGCCGACCCGCACCCGATAGTCGGTGATGTTCCAGGTCAGATGGTTCAGATGCCAGACGGTGAGTCCAAGATAAAACAGCAGACCGAACGCTTGAATGATGATCGTCATATAATTCCTTGACATGAGGCCCACCGCGAGCCAGAACGAGCAAAACGCGATCCACGCCAAACACCAGTACACAAACCACAATCTGGGTTTGCTGCCGTCACGTCGTTCGCAAACCAAGACCATATCCTTGTCGCTCATGATTCCTCCTTGAGCGTGGTGACATATGCGATGGCCTTGCGTTCACGCTTCGCATACTTTTCGCATTTGCGCTTGAGACGTTTGAGGCTCATGGCGTACAAGAAGTTTCTGAAGTTGCCGTCTTCGCAGATTTTGGCTTGATAACGGCCGTAGTCGCTTCCCGCGCTGATATGCGCGACCAAATGGTCTGTAAGCTGAATCTCGTTCATGCGTTCTCCTTTCGATATGGGTTTAGCGTGTATTCGGGCGATTCCTCGCCGGGCATGGGATTCATGTTCTTGACGGCTTGGATATACCCTTCTTCCCATGCTTTTTCGGCTATCTGCCGGTCATGCTCCTTGAGCCATGCTTGATAGGCGGCTCGGCCTTCCTCGATGGTTGACTGGCCTGTACCGAAGCAACTTAATTCGACGGCGGATTGGACCAAATCGTCATACACTCGTGGTTTCATTCCTCCACCTCGGTTTCCTCGCCGTAATGGCCGTAGAGTCGGTCTGCCGCATCCTTGGTCGTGTAGAGGCATTTCGCGGGAGCGTGTTCGTAGTCGTAGATGGCGGCTGCGACGACCTCTCGAAACTCCTCGCGGGTGAATATCTTCGCCTTATAGCTCATCGTCGATAACGCCCGAGATTTTGCGCAAATTGGTTGAGGGCCTGAGATAGAGACATGGCCCGTGTCCTGTGTACGATTTTCTGTCGCCAAACAAAACAAACCGCGATTGGAAACGAGGGCAC